GTTATCAATCCTCTAGAGCTAGATATTTTTGTCCCTTCACATAATTTTGCTATCGAGTTTAATGGTCTCTATTGGCATTCTGAACAGTTCAAATCATCAGACTATCATAACAACAAATCAATACTTGCGGCACGACATGGAATATCGTTGTTTCATGTCTTTGAAGATGAATGGTCTGACAAGCGTGAAATTATTGAAAGCATGATTCGTCAGAGATTAGGAATGTCAATCACGAATATTGATGCAACAAATTGTCATATCGTTGAAGTCTCACCAGAAGACAGAACATTATTCTTCGAAAACAATCATATTGACGATGATACAAATGCGTCTATGGCCTTTGGATTGACACACGAAAATTCATTAGTTGCTTGCATTAGTTTACGTAAGCCATTCCATAAAAAATATTCTGAGTCACTTGAAGTGGCCAGATTCTGTACTGCTATTGATACTTCTGTTGTCGGTGGTCTAAATCGTCTATCAGAAATAGCATTAAATTACGTAAAAGAGAATGGTTACAAAAACATCATAACAAATGTCGACACTCGATTTGGTTCTTGTGATTCATACGAAAATGCAAAATTCCAATTTATTTATGAAACTGCACCAAGATTTTGGTGGACTGATTCTGACGTTCGATACAACCAGTTTAAATTCCGAGCGGACGCAAAAAACAACCTAACAGAGTCTCAAGTTGCAAGTCTTAATGGCGTCATCAAGATCTGGGGTTGTTCCAATAAAGTCTATCAATTGGGTTAACGAACAAACGGCCCCGAAAGACCGTTTGCTCTCATCACTTATTTATTTCAACCGTTTCTGCCAGCGTTTGTCACTTCAAACGATAGAGACACGAATTCAATCGATTTGGTCGGTTGAACGTATATCTTCCCTCGAATGGTGTTGTTTTCTACGTCAGCCTGAGTCGTTGTCGAAGTATCAATTTGAATCTTGTATCTCTCAACACCGTTTTGCTTTTGAATTTTGGCAAGTCTTGGTTCAACAAGATTTGAGAACTTCTTCAAAGTCGTCTCACGGTTTGGTTCAAAGATGATAAGATTTGATATTTCTCTAACTTGTCTTCTGAGATCGATCAACAATCGTCTAACGTTGACTCTGTCAAGAGCTGAGGCGAATGATTGTAGTGTCTTTTGCCCCCAGATGACCACGCCGCCGGATGCTTGAGTTCCAGCTGGAGTTGAACCAGGGAAAGCAACGAGTGGGTTTACGTTTGCATCATACAATGCGTCAAGGTTATCTTTTGACAGTCTGACTTTCGCCTCTAACGTAGTATCAAGACCACCTCGTGCAAATCCGGCAGGCGCAAACCAAGGATGACCGATTGAGTCATTTTTTGCAAGTGCGCCGAGAACTGCAACAGAAGGTGGAACAACGACGTTGCTCTTGGTGTTAGGGTCTGTTATCACAACATCAGGGAAGTATGCAGCTGCGAACGACGAGTTCATTGCTCTGTTTTTGAATTCAGTGACTGTGTTTGTTACGCTTGGCAATTGAACTGATGAAGTAATCGCACTTGCAAGATTGTCATACTCTTCAATGTCCATGATGTACAGAGCGTCAAATCGATTTTCAACAGCATCGACGCCGGCATCAGTGACGATTGAATGACGTATTCCAGGGATTGCTAACAATTGAACGTCAACGTCTGTCTTGTTTTTCATGACATCAAGCGACTTCACATACGCTCTGACGTTTGGACCGTTTGTTAGACCTCGTGTCTGATCTTCCATGTCTGCTTTGACAGCGGAGTTTGAAAGTTCAGCTTCATCACGGTTCATGATATTGACACCATCAAACCCACCTTGCAAGAACAATGTGAATTTAAGGAATCTTCTATTTGTTTGTGTGAAGTCAGCAATTTTCACTCTACGAGTCTTGGCAACATCATTTGTCACAATGTTTCCATTTCTGACATAAACTGCAGATTGCCATTTTTGTGGATCTGCAACTGCATTCGATGCAGTGACAACTTGAATGTTCTCTAAAGTGAACCCATTGTTATTAAACCTATCTGCGTCAAGAATTCCCAACTCAGTTGAGTCAGCAACACCAATCTTGCCGCCCTCGATGACATTCTGAGCCGACGTCATAAAATCAGGGAAGTATTTAGTGTAGCTTTGCAATGAATTATTCTTGACAATCGTGGAGTTCTGAGCCTCCAACGACGGTACTTGTTCAAACTGAACGCCCCAATAAAGAGCTGCGTTAGCAAGTTTTTTGTTCCCTGCGCCGTCTGAAATTGATGAACGATAAGGAACAGGTGGTTGAACAGCACGCTTCATTGCGCTAGGAATCAACAACTCTCCAGTCGTCACAGATGTCAACGGAGCAGATCCGGAAGTGACAAGGTGAGCGGGTCCTCTGAAACCAATTGGCAGTGATGTAGGATCAATTTCACCGTCAGTAACAGAAGAGTCAACTTCAACTCTCACGTAATTTGATTTGTTAACATAGTTTCCATCAACAACAATTTTTTGTGCAGTTTCAACTCTGTCAAAATCATAGTAAACATTCAAGTCACCAATCGCTTTAGCGATGTATCTGTCAGAAGATGGATTCAGTGACAATCCTCGATATGATTCTAATGCTCTAACTTGACCATCGTTATCAGACCAGTCTCTGACCAACACGTCAAACGTGCCATAAGGATCTTGTGAGTCGCTTGAAAACGCAATATTTTCAATCGAAATTTTGATCTTATTTGAAACACCAGAACCAGCGTCCAAAGAATGAAACTTGAAAAGATTTGATGCTTTACCACCAAATTTTTGTGAAACAATCCAAGGACTGGACGCATATGAAAAACGATTTTCAAAGTTTTCAAAATTTGGTGTATATGCATCGCCGACATTTCGTGCCAACGTTCCAGTCGTAATGAAAGCAGACGGTTCAACACCACCTTTTGCTCCAGCTCCAGTGCCAGACAAAATGAGACCAGAACCTGTCACCACAGCTAGAATTGGGCTGACATCCCAGTACGAATACAAACAATGACCAGCTTCTGCAATTTTGTATGGATCTTGGTTAAGAACGTTTGCAAAATAGTTTGGTGACGTGGGATCAAATGATGCCGTAAACACATTAGGATATTTTGCGTCAGTACCTTTATGCCCATTCAAAAACATCGTAAACTCTTGTTTTGCTTGTGAACCTGCATAAAGAGTCACAGATCCAAGAACTGAACCGTAAGAGTTTGCGTCTGTTGCAATTAGGTTTGCTGTTGGTGCCGCGTTAGTTCCAGTGTAAGACGAAGACAATCTTAGTAAGACACCAGAAGCTGTCATCAAAATACCGCGAACAAGAGGAACAGCAGGAGAACCTGCAGATTGCAATCCAGCGTCGCTAAGATATGTTGAACCTGCAGACTCAGACATAAAACAACCTAAAAAGTATGTTCTGCCTGGGATGCCACCAGCGTTTGCATATGGGTTTTGTGATAAAAATCCTGTGTTTGCATCAGGCAAATTTTCGCCAACAACAAATCCAGATGAATCAACCTTTCCAGCAGTGTTACCACTTGTTGATCGTTTTAGACCAGTACCAACGCCAAGAACACGTAAGTATGTCACTGATTGAGCGTTTCGCAACCACTCAGTCACAGCTAACGGACCGTATTTCTCACCATCAGTCTTACCGAACTTAGCATAAAAATCATCAACAGTGCCAACTGTAACTGGCACAAATGCAGGCCCTTTTAGTGCAGTTCCAACAATACCAGCAGGAACACCGATTGGCTCTGCTGAAACTGGTCCCGAAAGATCAATTTCTTGTGAACTAACGCCTGCGCTTCCAAATTTATTTTGCGCCATTTAATACTCCCGAATACTTGTTATTCATTGTGTTTTTAAATATCTTTTTAGTGTCAGACAAAGCTCACACCACTTGAAGTTATGACAAAGTCCAGAGCAATGCTCTCAATTGTTCTTGTTGGAACGATCACGATTCTACCGTTCACTTTATTAGCATCCGCGTCGTCGGCCGTGTTATTAGTTGAGTTCATAATAACTCTGAAAGATTCAAGTCCTGCAGCGGCTTGAATGAGTCCCATCGCTGTCGTCGTCTCTTTGACAAATGATGCACGAGTTTCTGCTGTGTTTTGTTCAAACACAATTTTCTGTGCTGCGTCATTGACAATTCGCTTTACTTCTAGTAACAATCGTCTAACGTTGACTCTGTCAAGTGCAGACTTTGCTTGTTGAAGTGTTTTTTGTCCAAAAATAACAAAACCTTGTCTTGGGAAAGAAGCAATTGGGTTTATTCTAACGTCACTTAATGTATCGCGATCAGACGAGTTCAATCTAACGTTTACGTTTGTCACGAAATCAAGAGCTGCTCTATTGAAACCTGCTGGTGCATACCATGGATATGCAATCTTGTCATTCATACCATATGCTGTCACAGCAGCAACAGACGCAGGAACTTTAACTCTTCTCTTGTTTTTTGCGTCATCGATGAACACGTCTGGAAAATATGCCGCTGCAAAGCTAGTGTCAAGTGCTCTAGAATCGAACGATGTTGCAGTCACACCGACGTCTGGTTTCAAAACAGAATCATCATATAGTCTCGCACCAGATTCATCATAGTTTGCAATGTCAGTAACGTAAATTGCCATGCCGTAATCACGAACTTTTTTCATTGCATAATCCGTGATGTATGGCTCACGAATGCCTGGAATTGCAAGAATGTTAATGTTTACAACAGTCGGATTTGTCATCACGTTTATTGCTGTTTTGTATGATGAAACAGTACTATTCTGTGTTGCAACGCCAGCTTGATTTTGTGCTAAACCTGGAGAGACATACGTTGCCTCCGCCGCCCCGCCGACGTCGAATGAAACAGAACGATCGTTTAGTTTGTTTGCATTCTTGTCAAGAATATTGACTCCGTCAAATCCACCAGCTAAAAATGTTGTGAATTTTGCAAATGATGAAAAACGATTAAATTGAACAGCACTCTGAGCTGCAATTGTTCCAAACGTAATTCTTCCAGTCAAAACTCCATCATTGATGACATATGTCGTCGGATCTGGTTTACCATTTCTGATATACGCAGCTTCTTTCATATGTGTTTCAACTGACGAAGTCAAATCATTTACAGATGTGTTACTTAGCGCAACCTGAGCAAGCGTAAACTTGTTGTTATTGAACGAGTCTGCACCAGAACCTGTCACAACAGTATCGAGTTTTTTGATGCCTAAAAACTTTGTATACGAATTCAACAACTCGTTCTTTTCGGCAACCACGTTGCTATTCAACGGTAAAGTGTTGCGTTCAAACTTCACACCCCAGTAATAATTTCCATTTGTTATCTCGGTCGGACCGGGATTACCTACGAATCCAGAAGTCGCAACTTCACCCTTTGTAACCTTGAATCTGAATGGAATGGGCGGAACGATTGCATTTGCTAACGTACCGACACCCACACCAGCCAATCGTCTTGAAGTTGGAGTTGTATCTGTTAGGTTGTCATTTGTTTTAAGAATTTCCACGCCTCTAAATCCAAATGGAAGAGTAGAAGGTGGAACAAGCTTTCTTGATACCTGATCGTTCATAACAATTCTAACGAACTTAGATTTGTTAGCATATCGTCCTTCAGAGATCAATCTTCTTTCGGATTCATTTTCAGCATCAAAGTCAAATCTTACTCGACGATCACCGATCAATCTTGCAACATAATTTGATGCATTTGGGTCTAACGAACAGTTTGAATATTGTTCAAGAACAATCTGATTAGTATCTGTATCATCCCAAGATCTAACAAGAATTGTAAAAGTACCGTATGGGTTTGTCTGATCTGAAGAAATCTTCAAATTTGAAATTGAGATCTTGTAAAGTTCGTTCGCAAATGAACCATCATCTAATGCTTCAAAATGAAACAGATCATATTCTGTCTTGCCGAAAGGTTGCGAAATGAACGATGGTGTCTTTGGTGTAGTGTATCGTGCATCAAAATGACCGAATGCATTTCTATACACCATGCTTTTGTCACCAGACACAAGCGAAGTATTTGCAGAACCAGAAAGAACAGACGCAGTAATAACTGTTGCAATTTCATCGTCAACAGCAAAATCTGCATACACAACGTGTTGCATCTCTGCAAACTTGTCAGGATCTCTATTTAAAAGCTTAGCAAAATAATCATTGTCAGTTGGATTCAATGATGCCGTAAAGATTCTAATGCCCTTATTGCCATCAGCAACGCCAAAGCTTGAACCATTAGAAGAAGATAAGACAAGCTTGAATTTTCCAGCGACGACGTTTGCGCTATCGTCTGGTGTTGTTGCGCTAAAAGCAGATAGCGCTGACTCATCACCATTCAATACCATCAATCTTGTGCCAGAAGCAAGTAAAACCATTCCTCTGACAAGATTGACAGTTGAACCAACAACGCTATTGTTTTCTGAAAACATTGGAGCGCCAAACGCTTCTTCTGTTTTTAGAGTGTGTAATCCAGCAATAAATTGAACAGCACCCATATGTCTTCCAGAGGTATCATTGGCTGCATTAGTACCAGTTACAACAAATCCTGCGTTTTTGACCTGACCAGTCAATCCTGCTTTTGCAATGTCCTCTACTGTTTCAGTTGTTCCGGCGCCGAGAACTCTCATAAATGTCAATGATTGCTTGTGTTTTAAAAACTCTGCAGCGGCATAAGGACCATATTGTTTAGGATTTAAACCGCCAAACGTTTGTTCGAAGTTTGCAAAGTCTGCAACTGTCACCGGAACGAATGCTGGTCCTTTGTCTGATGTACCAATAATGCCTGCTGGAACTCCAACGGGACCTGTGTCTTGTCTGACTGATTGATCAATTTCTCGTTCAAAGAGACCAGGTGATCGAAACGTTTGCTCGGCCATACGCTATAACTCCTCGGAACACGAAGTTCCTAAGTATAAATATAGGAAAATTTCTAATTGTAGTTAAACAACAAAAATGAATGAATTATAGCATAACTATGTCACACGATCTTTAATGCGAATCCATCGATTTCCTTTAACACTTCTTCGCCATTTTTATTTCTTGTGATAACTCTAACGTATTCAGTTCTTTCTTTACCAGTGAAAGGACTTTTAGTAATTCGAACAGTGTTTATTGATTTTTGAGTGGTAGCATTCTGTCTAGAATTCACAGAACCATCAAGAGAGAATCCAACTGTTGGATCGTCAGCGTTTTTATAAGGATCGTTCTTTCTGACTGGAAAACCATTAACTAACTCTTCGTTTTCATTTCCACCAAGCGTAAATGACACTAGAGGTGCAGAAATAAACTTTCTAACTGGTAATGGTGTTCCTGGAATTTGTGGAGCCACGATATATGCTGGAACTTTTATAGTGAACTTATATCGTAACAATCTTTCCTCAGACGACATATCGTCAGCATTATCTTCTGGCGTAAAACCATTTTCTACGTTTGCAACAAACCAATAACCTTTTGGCGTGTTAAGCAATAATGCTTGACCTTGTGGCAAATATGATGCTAACAATTTTTCTAACAATTGATTCATATGAACGGCATATTGAGTCCACAGAGTCACTTCATACACTGCTGTAAAAAATTGTGGTGATGGAATAGTAATTACTTCCCAAACATTATCAGAATATTTGGGTGCCATCAGACCGCCATCTAGAACATCAATATCATACTGATTTTCTTTTGTTGGGCGAGTCGTTAGCAACGTTGAATCATTGTCAATTCCAAGTTTATTAACAAGATTTTGATAGGCTCTGTCTTTCTTACTAAGACGACGATTGATTACAATTTCACCAGTTTGTTGATTAATTCCTCTACCGTTTACATCTAAACTAATATCTTGTTCGACACTCGTACGACGGATTGTGATAAGTGGTAAAATCAAAGTTCCATTTGTATCACGAATTGCTTTTCCACGTTTAATCATCGCCCAACGTTCGCCGGCGGCAAAAATGACTGGCACTTTTTTTGATTCTTTTGATTGACCACTTGAAACAACAAAGTTTATTTCTTTGTCAAATGTTTGAAATAACGATGAATCAACGTCTTCTAATCCACAAGACGGAACGACAAGATCATCAGGAATATTTGCACCAGCGTATCCAGAAGGAACGCCATTTGGGTCACCTGAATTAAATCGTATTGTCATATGTCACCATCATTCATCATAAAAGCTAGAACCTGATTTTTTTGCTTCAACGTTATTTACTTTTTTTACACCTGTTAATGGCGCATCTAAGACACCATTCTGTTGTAATTCACGTTTATCACCAGTAGGTTTATCATCAACAATGTCTTGACCTCGTTGCTGAACAAACTCTGTTTGGACTGCATCTTGATCTGTAAATTCAATACTTGATGGACCGACTTTTTTTGGATTGAACTGACCCAATCTTGATTGAACACATTCTAGTTTGATTCCATCAAGTTGTTCGACCATTCCGTAAATTGGGTTTAGTTGAATTACTTGTGTTATTTCAAACGTATATTTTCCATATTGGATGAAGTCGCCAATCGTTATGTTGATAGAACGATCGACTAAATCTCTAAACTGAATAAAGACGTTTAATTTATTAATACGTTCTGGACCGAAAATGTGTGTTTTTACTTGATTTTCAGGACTCTCAACTAGAGCCTCAATTTCAATCGGATTATCAAATATTTTTTCAGGACTTTCGTTATATAATGGATTAGTCCTGGTATTGATTTCTGATATCGGATAGTAATAGATTTTTTGTCCTATTACGTCTTTGGATAATTCTTTGTTTATGTCAGAGATGAAATTCAGTTCTCTAGCTGTTATGAATAATCTTGACATTTAACCCATCACAATGCATTTCCCAAGCGGCATTGGGATGTATTTGAGTTGTTTATTAATGTTTTCAGCTTTTGTTGCTTCAATTTCTATGAGTTTATCGTATGTCATAGAATCAAGTAATTCTCTGATTTCTGTCCTTAGTTTTTCTTTTTCTTCTCTTCCCTCTTGAACCAACTCAGAACCATCAAGCTCTAAATCAGAATTGGGAATTGGTATTCTCTTTAATTTACGACGTACTAACCCAAGAATTTCTTTTGACGTTGCAATTGTATATTGACGAATCCACTGCCTTCCTGTAGCATTTATCAATGAATATGAAACATTGTTAAATGGAACTTGTGACGGATTTGACACGCCAGTCAAAGTTGAATCATTATAGTCTGGTGCCAATGGATTTTGTGCAACGCCAACTCTAAACCAAATTCTATCAACCAAATATGGTCCAGAAGTCGGAATAGGAAATATCCTAACGTTTGGGCCTGTTATCTGATAACTGTAATGTGATCTTCTAACTCGAGACGCAACATCCAACATACCTCGTCTAAGAATATCTTCAAAGACTGGTAATACATAAAATACTGTTGAATTGACGTATGATTCGTAATTAAAGTTGTTGGCGAGAAAATTTGTGACGTTTGAAGCATTCAGAAGAAAGTGTTGGGCGGCCGCGGGATTGAAATGCATCACTTCCCAAATCTTTAATTTTGTCTGCGCGGATGGCGGAACAGTTTCAAAAAACGGTTGTCCACTACCTGAACCAATGCCACGAATCAAATCTGTGTAAAGATTGTAATCTTGTTGTCCTTGAACCACATTTACATACGTAAAATATGATTCATAACTTCCACCTAAACCAGCATAAGATGAATACGGTTCAGCTTGTCTCATCAAAAATTCAAACGTTCTTCTAGGATATGAATTTGTGACATTCACAGAACTTGATAAAACACCACTAACTATTGAAGATGAATAAACTGTCGTTATTCCCAACATGTTAGCTAATTCAGACTTTAATTGATATTGATTTATTATGTTTCCATATTCGAGAACGGCTTCTTCAAAACACGTCCAAATTTGACGTTTCGTTAATTCAACAGATAAAACATCATCACCAAGTTTTCGTTTAACAAATGTCACCATTGAATCAGCGTCAAGCTGAAACGTAGCGTCTGAATCAAAAAATCCAAACGATGTTGGGTTTAACGTTGATACAAAATTTGACATATCAATTTACCTAACGATAAATAGAATTTATCATTTTACTTTTTTCATGAGTTTTCGTGTCAACTCAACATATTCTTGTTCAGTCAGACCTTTTTTAGATTCGAATTTTTCTTGTAATGTCTTTCTTGGTTGTGTAGTTGTCTGAACTGGCATTGACTTTATTTGAGCAGTGACATTGATGTCTTGTTGTTTTGCAGCTTTGGGTTGAATGACTCTAAAACCTTCAGACATGACTTTGACAGTTTGTTTAAATTTAACGTCAAATTCAACAGGTGAAAAAAAACGATTTTCTACAAGAACTTCAATTCTTGAATGATATGTTACGTCTTCTTTTAAATTGTTCTTCATCGATGGTACAATAAACTTTACTTCACCATCATCTAAAGACTCTCCATCAAACATGTAAGATACACCGTTTGATTCACAAACCATTCTAACGATTGGTTGTACCGTTGTTCCCTGAACGTTTATTTTGAATAATAACTCGTTTGACTCATCAAGCTTCAACTCTACAAGTTCGTCTGTCATAAGATCACCTTTACATAGGTATCAACGTTTGATAATGCGTTTAGCAGTCACTACGATGTCACTACAATTATTTTTGACATTTATTATTGTAGACTGCACAACTTTAACAAAGATTTTTCTTGCAGTGTTGTAGGTTATCTTGATCCATCCTTTGACAGGTCTATCAAGTTCATTGTCATTCACAGACAGTAATTTTGCATGTATCACGATATCTTCAAATTTATCAGTGAATTGTGAAACAGCTTTTTTCCCACCTTTTAAAAAGTGTTTGCTTGTTTCAACAATTTCTCTAATGATAACGTCAAAAATTCCATAACCATTTGTAACAATTGAATTTTTGCCAGAGACAGATAGTCCCTTGGTGATAATTCTATTCAACATTTACTAATTCAAATTCTACGGCGATCAGCTGCACCATCATTTGTTGGATCACCATTTATATCAAACAAGTTAAATCTTGCAACTTCTGTGATATTATCAGCTTTGTAAAATACCATTTGATTTCCTGCAGTTATTCTCCAACGGCCGCCTTCCATATCAACAAGAAATTGCAAATTTGTTGACGTAGTTGACAACGTTCCAACTATTTGATTGAGAATCACATTATTTTCATTGACAACTGGATTGTTTTCTTCAACGTTGAATTGTTCAGAAGCATAAACAGGTGTACTCTCGCCAGAGTCCCATAATACTGTACCATGAAAATCATCAGGGAATGTTATCATTGCAGCGTAAATGCCACATCCTAATGACAATTCATATATTCCAGACGTTGTCCGTGGAGTAACAATCGTGCCAATTTGATCTAAAACGGTGTATCCAATTTGACCCGTCAAATACGCTTTTTGTTTTCCAAAATTGACGTTTTTAATTAGTTGAATTGACATTACTTACACGTAATATTCTATTTTTAGTCTCTTAAGATAAATTACACATCTTGCCGCCGTGGCAGCGGATGCGTTCCATGTTCTGTCAGAAACACCACCCAATCCAATTACAAAATCTCTTGGAACGTTATGAATATACCCAGAATATGGTGTATCAGCAGAATTATGATACATGTCTAACAAGTTAGGCCATGATCCACTTGACATTGTAAATGTTGATGATATTGAAAACGGTCCTGTAAAACCATTAAAAATCTCTATCATTGCAACTTGATACGGATCACTATTTTCCCATGTTGTCGCAACACTAGAACCTCTATGGCCTTGTGCACCATAATCTGAATTTTGACCGATCAAAGAAAGACCATATTGTCTATCACTTGTCCAACCATCGTACGCAGGTTGAATCCCGATAAATGTATAGACTGAATCATCTGTATTGACAGGTCTATTGCTTGATGACGCATAAATCCACATTCTATAATTTGCATTAGGGTTAAATCCTGGAACAATGTTTTCAAATGCTGTGAATATATGAGGATGTTGTTGATTATAAATTGAATACGAACCTGACGCAGGTACAGGTTGTGGATAAACAACTAATCCTGAACCGCTAACGATGCTCATTGCTGCGTATTCATTTTCAGATCTTGTTTTTGTCCACGTTAAGCCGGCAATTGTATAGTCACCATCAGTTGCCATTGTTTGTGACGGTAAATTTGTAAAATCAATATCAACTGCTGTTTGCCACCCGGACGTACCAGGACCTGAACCACCAGCTATTGTTACAACAGTTCTTGAACCATCATCACTCAACGAAACACCATCGCCTGTAAATTTCAAAATAGAACGTTCAGTTGAAATAACGTTACTTGTATTTGCAATTTGTTGATAGTTTGCTTTATGGATATGATCTTGAGCGACAAATAACGTACCAGTACCAGCAAAATTTGTCGAGCCAACAGCCGATGGCGTTCCACGTAAAATTTGATGGGCATGATCTGATCTAGCAAATGATGATGATAAACCTTCAAAATTAATTGAACCTACAGATGCTGAAACTGGTATGGATGTTAAAATAGAGTGTTTATGATCAGTTCTTGCAACAGTAGAACCAGAACCGATAGAACCAGTTGAAACGTCAAGTACTAACGGTATAGTTGTCGCTAATTCTAAACTTGTTGATGAACCAACCGTGACCCAAGTTGGAGTTGTTTCAACAAGCATCCATATTGAATTATCGTCTAATTGACGAGCAAATTTACCTATGTCGTCGTTATTAAATCCGGATGCTGACGTTCTGGTTGAAGAATTTGAATACACATACGATATTGGTGTATGAATACCATCTGACGTTGTTTGTTTGGAATGTAATGCTGATGACATGTTTTAATTAGCTAACTATTAATGTTCCTGAATTATTCATAACCCAACCAGAAGTCAATGAAACAACTGGTTGTCTTGCTTCAAAATTTGTTCCATCAACGCAAATAATAATTTGTCCAATTGACGTTATTGTTGGTTGCGAAAAAGAACCTGTAGATCTGGGATTGAAGACTCCATATTGATCACGTAATTTAAAACTTCCACTAACATACCTAATTCCACCCGGCGTCGGTGGATCTGTTAGAACGTTTTGATAAACAGTTCCTTCTTCAAGATTTTCGCCCGGTTGTCTATCTGGTGTTCTTCCCATGACGATTGTTCCTAAGAGTTTTCACTGTTTGATCTTCTTGTTCTAGACGTTTTATTGATGAATTGTAATTGTCAAGTCTCAATTTTTCTTCATCATACAAAACTTTAACTCGATCTCTTGTAATTGTAAACGCTTCTTGTTTTCCACGTTTTTCCGTATGTGACAATGTCAAAGCTTGTGTATAACCACGTAAAAATTCTACACATTTAGAAACGTATTTTCTAGCGATAACAGCATTTGAAGGCGTCAAATCACCGCTAGAAATTTCTTTTGGTATGACACTAAACAACAATTCTTCAATTGCAACTGACGCATCGGCGATGGCACGTTTTGCGCCTTCATCTAAATGAATTTCTCGTTGTAAGATTTCAAGTTGATCTTCTAATTCCACACCAAGATCATTCATGATAGAAATTTTAATCAAACTCTTTTCAGGATTCATTAATAAACCTTACAACGATTTTTCATCAAATGATCATTGTGATAACATCACCAGCAAATAAATCAAATTCAAATTTCAAATCACCAGATGTTTGAACATCGCCAGGATAAACATCATTATTTGCAGTTGCGTCAGCACCGTTACGTTTTAAGTTACCGTTTACATATATCAAAACATCATTCACAAAGTTTTTTGAACTATAATCACCAAGCGTTGAATCTAAGTTTACTGCACCACGAACGTTTGTGTTAGCGGAAACATCTGTTGTGATAGATGCGTCATATCGTGTTGAAGGAGTGACAACACCAATTGATGATGAAATTTGTTGAAGAGTGTGCAATAACGAAGACTCACCAAACGAAGTTTTGTAACTCGTCCAATCAGCCGATGATGTTGCAAGTTTAAATGTTCCACCGTAAGTTGATGAAAGTTTATAACTGTCAACAAACTCCACAGCAGTTCCACCAGACAAAATCAAATTTGCAGATGTTGATTTTACAGTTAGAGGTCCAGAAGAATCTATAACACCTGCAGACGTTCCAACATTGATTCTTGTGCCAGAAATAGCCACTGAAACGCCACTGACAAATTGAGCAATACCGCTACGAATGTCAAATCTATCCGCTGCAACTTGAATAATGTCTCCACCCGACGAGGCAGCAACTTTAAACAGGTTAGCAGTACCAACACTATCATAAAAATTCCAACTAAACCCATCTGATACTCTAACGTCAATGTTTTGAGTTTGTGTCACAGCTCCGACTTGATTATCAACTGCCAAATCAAGAGTCACCACACCAGCACCAGAGCTGCTGACGTCAAATATCGCATCAACAAACACGCCGTCCAAAAATGCGTCTTCTGGAATTGAGTTAAATGACGTACGTCTAACATAAGAATAATTAATTGTCTTTCCTGCGATGTCTGGAGTGTTACATGCACTTAATGCAGTTCGTGAACTGTTTGTCGTGACGAACGATAATTGAACTTGGCTTGTTGTGTCATTGAACGTTGTGCCGTCTACGACGCCAGACTCAGTTTGTAACAATGCGTAAATATCGCGGCCATCGACATCTTGTAATGGATTACCATCCAGTGCCCTCACGACCACCGCCAGATTTTTTGGTAATATTGGTGAAGAACCAGACACCAAATCCAAATGGTGAGCACCGACATCACCTGAGAGCACTGAAACCACTGATCCTGTGGCATATGTTGATACTGCAGCACCAAAGTTTGGCGCTTCACCAGAGCCGACGTTAAGAACCACCCAATTTTGTCCTGATGGAACTGTGACTGGAACGACCGTTTGTGTTCTAAACACAAACAACTTACTTTCAACGTTTTTTAGATCACTTCCCAATTGCGCCAAACCACGTCTAGACGTTGAATTTGGTGATAGTGGCACGTCATCATACCAATTTCCACTTCCCGTGGAATGCATGATTCTTTTTAGCTGAGATCGAATCGCATTAAGGTTGTTTTCAAGATCATACGAGTTTGATTGAAGCCCTGGACCGGCATTTAATGCATCAGAATAAGTATGCGTGCCGCTTATTTGTGTTGATTGTCTTAAAAACATTCTACTCATTGAGAACCTCAGTCATAAATATCAGTATCGATATGTAGCTTTTAATCTATCGTTTTGCATTGGAACGTTATCATTTGAAAATGACACGACGTTTCCTGATAGGATGTAATTATAACCTTCACCCTCTTGCAACAAACCGTTTAAAAACAGGTGCAAAGAAGCGGTTGGATTTGGAGAGAATTGTAAAGAGAACGTTAAATTGATCCCATCGACGACACCAGAAGGTGTTTCATTATCAACAAAATTGATACCATTTGCTAATGACGTTACGTAATCTTCATCAAGCGAAAACGTTAAGTTTTGTCCAGGACCATTGTCTGTTACAATGATTCCATTTGACGCAACAATTTTTCTCGATCCAGAAGAAAATCCAACAGTCCCAGAAACAATAACAAATTGTGTCGTCGCAACAAATTGTTCTAACTGTTCATGAGTTAGTTCTCCGATTCCACCTAACTCATCATGTTCTGTGATAACGCGAGTTGCTGTCATTAAATAGTCTCATTGCATAATACATCAAGCAACCATTTAAATATCATCATACGCAACTTCAAACACAAGGCTTCCATACATAGATTTTATTGCCAGCGCCCCAAACAGCTTTAACATTAGCCGCTTCAGCAACTTCCTTTTCTGTTTTCCCAGGTTGCGCTCGATAAGCAAATCGATCAAATCGTGAAACACCATCAGTGTACCAATAATTTGATGTTGATTCGCCAACTAAAGAAAATCCACACTTTTCATAGACACCTCCTTCGCCATATCGTAATTCAGCATATGAAAGAACACCTTCATAACCATTTTGCAACGACCAATCTTTGATATACGAAAGAAGTTTTCCTGCTCCACCACGTATTGTCATTCCTTGACAGAATGCCATGCGAGCCAATTCACAAACCTTTCCCCATTTTTTCTGAATTGGTGTTCGAACGGTCGCAACACCAACGAGTCCAAGAGACTTATGATAAAGACCCAAATGCAGTTTTGCTCTAGTTGAACCATACAAATGATTTTCATTAAGAAATGTCTTTGTTTCTAAATGAGTGACAACTTTAACGGAACAATCACGAGCATTCAACTTTGTTGGATTGACACCAAGTGCGTTTAGAATAATCGATTTACATATCTGCTGTTTATTATCCCATTCATCTGAAAATATTTGTATGAGCCTCACGTGTGATTCTAGACAGGTCTTGTACTTCAGCCGGTGGCGACCTTTATCAAAGACACCATTTTTCCCGCCACTGTGCCAGAATAGACCGTGATACTCAATCGCAAGATTCTTCGATGGAACGTATACGTCTAGCTCAAGTGGTGATATAACTTTTCTTGTTGAGATGTCAACTTCAAATCCTAAACTCTTAACATAATCAGCCACTTCAAGTTGACCCTTTGAAGCAAGTGGATAACACGTCTTGCATCGATAACAACGTTGAATGTTATATGATGACATCTCTGTGATCGTGTTACAATTTTTGCATTGTAATTTTAAAAGAGAATATTGATCAACATAATCTTCTGGTAATGACAATAGAATAGTATCTGGAGCGCTCTCGATAATTCTTTCTTTGACGACCGAATAATCAAGTGTCTTTGATTCAGAGATTTTTCTGAGTGTCTCTGGTGTATGGCTCTTACCATAAAATGGATTGTTCTCACCACAAGATTTTGCAGCTTGTTCTGCAATTCGTGGATCAGTCTCTTTTGTTTTACCCTTGTTCCAAGGCGTTGCAAGATGACCACCAAGAGTGCCACCCAGACTCATTGCAATTTTTGCATGGTTTTTACAATATCGACGAAATTCCCCGATGGCAACAAATCGTGTCAATTCACCACACTCAGGACAAGTGGGTCGAACACCATTATAAAAATGCTTGACAGTGTACTGTTCAGAGTTTAAACCATGTTGCTTTTTTATGTGTTCTGACAACCTTTTTGTATGATTGAATTTTTCACCACAAGCAACACATTGGCAATCACAATATTTTCCGAAAGGCATGAACTGACATTACAAAATAAATCTACGATTTATAAACAAAATCAGCGTTATGACGGCCTTGTACGGATTGTCATCATAGCCTTTCCTTTGTCATGACAGCCTTACAAAAACAGAAGCCGTCATGACAAAGGAAACAAATCGTTCAATAATATTTCATGAAGAATATGGTTTAAATAGAAAAGGCCCCGTTTAGAGGCCTTTTCCGTAAGCTAAGTGACTAAAATCAGATAATCGACATATCGGTACAAGTCACGGTACCGAAGAAATCCGAACGAATCATCTTCTTACCGTAGCGGGTCATTACTCCGCGTCTCGGCGTGAAATCTTCGGCCGCAAAGATGGTCGGAGTGATTATGAGTGGAACGTACGGAGCATACACATACCCAGTCTCCAAGTAGTTTCCGCCCTTGTAACCGACGAGAATCTTGCTCGATGGGAAGTACGGGTCCTTGTAGACGGTGAATCTGTTGCTTAGCGAACCGACTGCCTCACAACCGATGCTCATCACCGAGCTCACTTGCCCGTCGCCGTCAAGTTTCATCTTGGGACGATAAGCAACAGATGCCTCGAGGATGGTTGCAACGTCTGGGCCACAGACGATGAAGTTTGCCGAACCACGAAGAGTCTTGCGGTGAATGGTGTTTGCAACGTCAATGACGGTCTCAATCAGTGTCTCGTACCAATCTCTGACAGTTCCAGTGAAGTTAGGACCGATTGACAACGAGCTTGCCAAGGTAACCGGTGCGCCGGTGTTCTTGTTGACAAACTTGCCTGGTGCACGTGACCAGTAGTAGTTCGCGCCGTTTGCAGCAAGCAAAAGATCCATGAGAATCTCACGGTCAATTTCAAGTGCAATCTGCTCTGAAAGAATCTGAGTCAATTCAACTTCGGCGTCCAACGCATGATATGCATTGAGGTCTTGTGCGAGTTCTGGCGACCAACGAGCTCTGAGCTTGCGGGTTTGAGCAGTAACTGCAATTGACTCAATCTTGATATCAATCTCTGGAATCGAAGGTGAAGGAGTGACGCTGAAATCAGACTCAAAAACCGGAACAGTCAATGCTGAACCGTCAGTTGCGTCTGCGCTGAAGCTGTCACCAAGAACGACTGAAGCAGTCACTGCTGCGCCAGGAGTTGGGACCACACCACCGTTGGTAAGTGCCAACAGAACTTGAACGTGTGAACCATTCATCGAATCTGGAGTAAATACGCCAGCTGAGAAATTACCACGTTTGTTGTGTCTGCGAAGGTTCTTGACGCCTTGACCACCTTGGAACTTCTCGCCCCATGAAGTCAAACCGGCTGTCGATGCAACACCGAAGACGCTGACTTGATCAACAGCTGCAAGATCAACCTTGGGAATTGCTGCAGTCAATTGCGAAACTGGGATATGCATGTAACAGAAGTCAAGTGCGCCTTGATACAAAGATGTCTCAATCTGGGGATCAAACGATGCATAAACAGCGTTTGTGCCGCTGAAAGATGTGACGGTTTGAACAGCAGTTCCAGAAACCCAAGCGTCTGAAGCGCCGGTCCATGCACCGATAGAAGCGTCGGTCACGGTGATAGCATTTGCAACTTGATGAACTCTGGTGAAACCAGTGCCAACAAGATCATATGCGCCGCCAGCAGCGAGCGACCCGGAGCGAACACCTTTGCCAGCTGGGTTATTGTAAAGCGATTGACCCTTTGAGTAAGTTGACAAAGTTGCATTCTTGTCAAGATCTAGACCAGCGTTACCACCGACGTTGCTACCATAAGTGTAGTCAATGTAGAAGATAAGACCAGAAGGGAGACTCATTGGTTGAATTGAAACGAGTTCATTTGCAACCAAACCACCGAACACTCTACGGACGATTGGGAATGCAATGTTTGTGACGCCAGAAATTTGACCCGATGAAGTGCCAGCTCCGCCACCGTTACTGAGGCTGTTTGCTTCACGAAGAACTTGGGCAGCCTGGTTTTCCAGCAACTGTGCCATGTTCTCACGATAAACACCATCCAAATTGCGGAGAAGACCAGTCTTACTCCATTTTTCAATCAAACGATTACGCTCGACACCAACGTGACGCTCGTGAATACCTTCACTGAGCATTTCTACAGAAAACTTTTTCATATGTTATCCTATAATTTCCTTGTTTGAATCAATCTCACTTGAGACCGGCTAGTTTGGCCCAACGTGAAGTTTCAACACTCTCATTAAGAGTTGAACTTGATGTTGGTTTGGTCACTCTTGAAGTTGCTCCTGCGAGAACTTTTCTTGATGACGCACTTTCGTTCACGGTCTTTTTCAAAACGCCGATTAAACCTTCATAAACAAGCTTCGCTTCTCTCAAACTCTTTGACTCATCGAGTTTATCGATGATTTGAGATTTCTGTTCTGCAGAAATTGACTCATTTTGCAAGAGTTTATTAGCATAGATCAGTTTAGCGTTGAAGAGATTAGTCTCTGTCAATTGGGCGCGGAGAGATTCTATCGCAGCCGTTTGCTCCGCAAGCTGTGATTTTGAGTCTCTAATCTTAAGAGACTCTTTTAGAGTTTTTTGTGCATTTGCAAATTTTGTCTTTGCCTCAGCAAGACATGCCTTTGCAATTACGGTTTCTTTGATCGCTTTGACAGTTGCTTGTCTAGCGCGGTCCTCATGACGAGTACCTTTAACTTTACGATACGATGCTTTGTGGGCGGCAGCTCGCTTTTCAGCAATTTGCACTCTCGACATCGCTTCGGCCACGGTCTTACGGGCTTTAGCAGTTGCAGTCTTTGCTTCATCAACGGAACAATGACTTTCAGAGTCATCGTCATCATGCTCAGTGGGATCTGGTTCATCGGCTTCTGCGACAGTGCCTTGATTGACCATATTGTCATCATCGGCAGTTGAAACTTCGCCGTCGAGCCATGGTTCACCCTCATCAGAACCATCACCAAAGCTTGAAAGAATATCTGATGTCATTTTATGACCATCAATTTTTTGTTCAGCAATTCTTTTGTTTTGATTACGCATCTTACTAATTTCTCGACGAAGCATGCCTTCATCAATTTCAACAACATCTTCCTCGTCCAAATCATCAAGATTCGATAGCATTCCACCGTCTGATTCAGTTGCAACTGGAGCAGGTGGGGCTGGTGCAGCGGAAGGATCCGATGGCATACCTTGTGATGGATCGCCAGACATATCAGCGTCCTCTTCGTCAGAAATCACATCAATGTTTAGATTTTCAATATTGATGTCATCAGGCAGACCAGTAACTTTCAAAGTTAAATCTTTGTCTTCCTTCATTAGATCTTTAATACGCATCGTTGACTCCTTGACGCCTTTCAAAATTTCATAACAAGATTCAAGTTTTTCTTCCAGCTTATTTTTTCGTGACAAATTTGACTCTTGTAGATACGAATACATATCTTCAATTTCGCTAATTGTTTTATCAACTTGCGATTTGTAAGAAGAAGTTATCTTATTTCTTTGAGAAGTTGTCACTAATTCATTAGTTGATTCAACGACACGATACACTTTATTTTCAAATTGTTCGTCAGTTGATTTCTTGATAATCGGCAATAACGCAACAAGAGATTCATTAGTAATCTCATATTCGTCATCTTCACTTACGTCTTTGTCATCTTCTGATTCTTCAGTATTTGAAGAATTCGCATCTAATGCTGGGTGTGATGCGCCGAGAACAGCATCGTCAGTCAGAAGATTGTCATTTTCATCATCTTCGTCTTCATCATCAATGCTTTCATTAATTAGATGACTCTCTATTAGAGCTTTAATTCTTGGAGCATATTCAGATTCAATCGCGCGTTTAGCGTTAGACTCAGCAATGGCCTTTATCTGTCTAACGTCAGCTAACGCTGCCTCATAGAGTGTTTTTGACATTTACTGTAACCTCAACTTATTAATGGTAAGTATTATCATTTGTTAGTGTTATTGCAAATATCAAATCTTTGGGCGTTGGCCTGGGATCAATGTCTTACCCAAAAGACTTCCTTCATACATCGTTGATGAAGTTGTTTTTGGATCAAGTGTTCCGTTGATGCCGACGACTGCACCTTTTTTCACTTCATCAATTGTCAAAATTGTGGCTGGCACCGGGGCAGTGCTATTACCTCCAGTTTGATCTGGTGACGCAAGATTTGGTGTAAACGGTGTTGAAGGACCACCAGCACCATCATCTGAAATGTTCATATTAATGATATCTGGCGCTGACATTCCATCTTCTGGATTTTGATAATCAAGATAGACACCGTTAGGAAAGTCTTGATTTCCAGTAGGACCGGCGCCTTGGACATGCGGAAATAAATAAGTGTTTCCAGACTTCACTATTGCCGCCTGGTTTGATATTTCAGCAGGCGTCGCATATAACTTTTTTAGCAACGTCACATCTGCTGCTCCCGCCTGGCCTTCTGGCGCTATCGTCGAAGGACGTGGCGAATAATTTGTGTATTTTCCTGTACCAGGCATTGTATTTCTCCAGAAGATTATCTTTTGTTACGTTTTGCTTGTTCTTGCAAAGAACGAATTTGTTTCACAAGTTTATGCTCTTTAATTTTTAGAGCTTTTAGCATGTCAATTTTCTTCTCAAGAGTATCAGCAAGCTCATCAGCTTCAACTTCACGAGTCTCTTTCGCGGCTTGTTTAGTTGTTTTTAGATTTGAAATTTCCTCTTGAACAAGTTGACGTAGCATTTTTTCTGATAGAATTGCCATTTTAAAGTTCCTTATGTTAATTATCTGTATCGTTATCTAATATTCAGTCAATCTTTTTAATACCGTTATTCATAGAGAGCATTTCAGAAGCAAACTCTCTTGAAACTGACATTTGATTACGTCTTGACGGAGCAAATGCAGCTTCACTCCAGCGAGAAGCAACTTCATCACCAAACATTTCAGTTGGATCTGTTTGTGACATGACTCTTGCGGCCGCGTCACCACCCACACCTGCAGGCATCTTTCCTGGTTGACGATCCATTGCATTTTGTTCTTGCAACGTTGTCTGCATGGTGTCCTCAAAAATTGATGCCATGATTGGGTCTTTTGTCACCTGTTTAATTGTTTGTTTTATTGTGGTGTCCTTTACGGCACCATAAGAAACATTATTCAGTGACGGTCTAGGGTATCTAGTGACCTCAGTTTGAACAGTTTTCTTTGATTCAGCTGAAATGTTTCCAATCCCTTCAGACAACAATTCGACTAAACACTCTTTCACTAATTCTTTAAGCTGCTTACGATTCATGCAAATTTTATGTCCTTCGTGTAATCTTCTAACTCTCCGTTGACTTTATCAATAAACAAGATTCCGTCTAAGTGATCGATTTCATGTTGTATCACAAACGCTTCAATACCAGAGCAAATTCTTTTTTGTTTATTTCCAGTCAAATCTTGAAAATCAACTTCAATACATGCATACCTGTCAACTGTTCCAAACATTCCAGGAACTGATAAACAACCCTCATCTGAAGGAACGGAGCTAAATGATGACACAATAACTGGGTTTATTAACGTTAATTGTTTTGATTTTTCCAAACCTTGCGTCGTATCAATCACAATAATCTTACGTGGAATTCCTATTTGTATTGCAGCTAAACCTATTCCACCATATTGATACATTAAACTAAACATGTGTTCTGACAACGTCTTTAACAACTCATCAAACACTGTGACTGGTAATGATTTTTCTCTCAGTGTTTGATTTGGATAATGCAGAATTTCCATGATAGTTTAAATATCCACGTAGAAATTCTGCATGTTATCTATATAGACAATCCCATCGAGCCAGTCAAAGCTGGAAAGAATTCTTGTGGAACTAATGTCAAGCCAGCGAACAATTGATAGTTTGATGATGGTCCAGAAGTGCATGTAAACCAAAGTGATTTAACTCTTATTTCAGCAGTAAACGTTTCATTTTGTGTTAAAACAATGCTTTTTCCGGCGGCGTGACCTGTCGAAGAAAACGCAACTGCCAAAGGGTTAGTGCCCACGTTTTTCACTGACACAAATCTGGTCACGTAATTAAAAGATTCTTCCTTAGTGACGCCTGTCAAAACAACTGATGATGTCACCCAAGGCAATGATGAAACTTGATACTCTGAAACAGATTGAGGGCCTGGTCTGGGATGATTCAATGACATTGTTTTCTCACTTTTTTAATGACAAGATGTCATTTGCTATTCTAAAAATACGATCTGACTTATTAAATATGCTGTGAAGGTTATTTTCTGAATTCAATCTGACACCTTCTGCTAACATAAATGCGCCAGGTGTCGATGGTTCAGACACAAAATCCCAACATATTAATTGAAAATCTTCTTGAACAATGACATAGTCGCCTTCACGACGAGTGCTGCCAACGCCTCGAGATGAAATTCCTAACTTCACTTTTGATTCAACTAGACTTTCAAGGATTTTGCCTGAAGGAGTTGATAAAATTTCAACTTCACCCTTTACAACATCACCATCAAAATACGCTTTACGTACAATATGAGAAACGTTTTTTAAACTGATGATGCTATCTGCTGGATGATCGAGTTCGCCTGTTGAACGATTTTCAATTATGAATTTCTGATAATTTCTAACTTCTCTTTCAAGAATTTCTCGCGGGTATATTCTACCGTTTTGATTGACAGTGTCAGCTTTTTGCAGAATGCCTTTCAAAATCAGCTTTCCACCGTTTGAAGCTTTACTCTCTTGAATTGTTTCTTGAGAACACTCAAATGGTTCCCATGTTGTTAAAAGATTTGCCATTTTGTCTCCGACGTGTCTCTAAGAAATCACTCTTTTGAAGAAAATTCTGTTGAAAGTTTAGTGTATAACATGAATCTAGTGATGGTATCATCATCAATAACGTCAAGCGTTTCTGAGATCACAGTTTTTTTAACATCAAGTAATTTTTCAATCATCAACTGATTATGAGTCTCTTTCAAGAGGTAATCATCAACATTTTTCAAGATGCTATTTTTAATCTCTAACAATGACGTTTGCAACACTTGTTGACTTTTATCAGTGATAGTTGTAAACACGTATTCACGTAAAATTCTTTTTTGATCAGTGTTTAAAGATTCACCATATTTTTCATTTAGTTTTTTCATCATATGTTTAAAAACTAATCGATTTTCACCAACAGTTCCAGCTAATTCTTCTTGAACTTCTGGTTTTGTTTTTGCCTCTGTCATCCACTGTATCAATCGATCTTCATAAATCGCCTGTCTATTTAGCGTCTCTTCAGAGGGAAATCTCCAATCATTGATCAAAGTCTGTAATGTTGCAAACATTTTGTATTCAGAAACTGGTTGATCCCAAAACGTCGTAGCGTCTAATTTACGATTGATGTCTCTGATAAGAGATGATTTTTCTTCATTCAATTTTTTGATATCGTGTTGTCTAGACGCAATCTTTGCTTCACCGATAATTGATGCCGCTACATGTTGATTGCTGACAGAAATTTTCATCAGACTGTTAATCAACCGAAACTCTTTATGCAACTCAGTTCCTGGTTTATAATACTTTTTCAATAACGTAAGAGCTGTTTTTGCTTCTGGCGATTCTTCAATCAAAGAAGATGAAATGAGCCTTATCAAAAACTCATACACAAGACAACCGTTACGTTTTTTATTGTGTTTGGCGCTCATTCATCATCTCCATTGTCGATAAGTACCTTGACATCGTCTATGTTATTTATTTCTTCAACTAACAACGGTGATCTAGGTGAGTGTTTTCTAATTTTTAGAGAAGCATTCATTTTTTGTAACATCTCATATAATTCTGCTGACATCGACGGTTGAAGCTGATGTTCCAACTCTTTTGATTCACCAAGAGGATTCGTTGATTGACTTCTCAAAAACGAAGAATCAAATGGATCATTCATCTGACGATTCTTTTTTGGATTCAACATTTTCGTAAAATCGGGCATATGTGTTTTTGACGAGCCATGAGTGACATGTCTTGATCGATTATACAATGTCTTTTGTAATTGATTCTGAACTCTAATTGGTGCATTGTCATCTTTCAACGATAACCTGACAGGTTTATCGTCTAAAGGATCATCTCCAGCTGTCAAAATTTGTATTTCTGGATCTATTCCAGCGTTTTCAGGGGGTGGCGGTTCATCCCCCTCAGGTGGGCCTGAAATATCCGTAGCATCTTCAGGTGTATCACCACCATCAGGATTATCAAGACCACCAGTGCCACCTCCCATGCCTCCAGATGACCCTCCGCCGACGCCCCCGGCGCCAGCATTTTCACGTGCTGAAGCAGACGCAGCATCATCAATTAACTCTCGTTCAATTTGAATGATCTCTTGTTCTGTTAGCCCAATGACATTCTTTCGAATCCAGTCTCTTGATAACAACCCTTCTGGTACAGAACCAGCAATTTCAAACTTTGTCCTAAACAACTCTAGTTTCTGTTGCTGGGCGACTGTTGACGGATTGGACATTCTAAGTGTAAAATTCAACAAGTCATCATCAGAAAATCCGTTTGCATACAAGTGGATTATTGCAATTTTGTTTAGTTCTGACAATACCGTTCGTTGAATCATATTAATCGTTCTAGAAAAACGAATGTCAATCATTGCAAGTGTTGCTTTTGAACTCAGTAACTCTTCGTATCCAAGATACGCTTTAGGTATTTTGAGTGCAGCGAACAACTTTCGTTGTATGTATTCAACGTCTTCAATCGCGGCTGTGTTTTGACCACCTGCAAGAGTGTCAATTTTCGTGCCACTTTCTGTACCACGAGTTGGAATGAAAAAATCTTCATCAACGCTGACGGGATTATATCGCAAGTCAACTCTGCCAGACTTGTTATCAATAACTTGGTTGCTTCTTAATGCGACTTTCGCTTGTTCAATGTAATTTGGGATCTCATCTGGTGGAGTGTTTCCAACGTCAATGTAAAATACACGACGTTCCGGAGATCGAACAATGCGATACACTAACATTGCATCTTCAATAAGAATCAGTTGTCTCCAAATTCGTCTTGCACCTTCTAATACGCTAGAACCGTATGGAAGATACATGTCATTTCCTAGCAATCTCATGTGAGTGATTTGCCAATTGTCAAGTATTTTATTCCCTAACGAGATCCAACGAAAACGAACAGCCATAGGATCTTCCGGATCGTAACCCTCTTCACGTTCTATTTCATTAACTGGAATTGGCAACACATTTATGACGCCATAATCAGGAGACACATCATTGAGGAACAACACGTCGCCGTATTTACAAAGATTACGTGTCCAAGGCCTCAGGTTAAACTCAACATTCAAAGTATTATAGAACAGGTCTTCAAGAACTGACTTTATCTTTGGGTTGTTTGAACTAACATGTAAAGTTCGACCCTTTTCATCTTGGGCACAATTATGAACCATTACATATGATGTAAAACTTTCATCGCCAGTAATTGCAAAATTATGAAACGTTTCGACTTCAAGATCGTAAACATCTGTAAAACCATCAGATTGTATTGACGTGATTCTTGATGAGCGATCTATGTTGATCGCTTTAACACTGTCACTTGTTTTTAAATTTTCAACTCTACAATATGAATTGTCGCTTAAAAGAACTAGATGATTTTCAGTAAGTCTAACATAAGTTCCATCATCAAATGTAATCTTAAAAACTTCCCTATTTTCGCCTGTTTTTGTTACGCCCAAACATCGACCAGGAACAAATCTGTTAGATTTAACGTCAAAAGAATTGACGTAAAAATCATTTTTATTTTGTTCATACAGTGATTTAATTGTTTGTTTTGTTCCATCTAGCAATGGAATAATAGTATCTCCAGATAGACATGTTTCATCTGCGTAAATGTCTAAAGCGCTATTGATCTCTGCTGTGTTATGAGAAATTACTGAATCTGTTGCAAAATTTTTGTAACCATCAACAGTCAAATCATAAAGTGGCATCTCGCCGACTTCTTCGATAGACACGACTTTACATGAACTGTGATTTTCTTGTGCATCAACAATAGACTTTGAATTATATGCGCGAGCAAAACATTCAAACGAATTGAATCCATTTTGTCGTAATCGTGATAACACAACTTTATCTGAAATACGTAATGCTTTTTTAAGACATTTTAGATTAAATCCATGTGTATCACACCACTGTAACAAATTTGCAAATGTAATTTTATGAACTAGATCAATTTGATGTGATTCAGGTTTCAAATTACTTGTTTGTTTAGTCTCATCAAAACACATCATTGCGTCGCCTGGTTGCAATTCACCAATACGAGCATATGTTCCATCACGTTTCATAAGACGATGTGTAATGTCGCCAGTTATTGTTTTTCCATTGTCAAATGTAACTTTGTACGCTTTTTGATACGATGTCTGTCGAGCTTGTTTTGCCCATGCAGGAATGATCGCATTTTTTTCATGATCATACGCATACACTATGAATTGTTTGTCAATTCCATATTCTTCTACAAGCTCTAAAAGAGTTTTATAGCCTCCTGGAACTGCAATTTTAGTATCTCCAGAAAGACAACTCTCCATTTCATTGAAATCTTGATATCTAGATAACCTCTCTTGAATGTTATACGCATTCGCTGTTATCTGATTGTATGAAGAATTAACGGAACGTTGAAACATCATGACTGCAGAAGATTTTGCAGTCGCGACTGTCGTATCAATCGTCTTAATTTTACGTTTAATGACGGGACCGCTCTTGAAGAGTCGGGTAAGTCGTTGGAAAAGGTTATTCGAACTTTTCTTATTCATCAAATCACTCCAAGTGTCACCAGAATATTACATTCAAATGACAGTAGATTACCAGTTAAATTGTCAATGATTATTTAGAGAGTGACGTCGTCCTCTGATTGGCCAACGTTATTATCTCTGTCATCAAGGTCATTCATTCTAGAATCTACAACAGACTTTGGATCACGATCAAGATAATTTGTCGGATTTCTCAACATGTCAGCATATATTGCGCGGAGTGCATCAATATGTGTCTGAACAGCTGACGTAGCTTTTGCCGTCGGCATTTTTTTTGCCCTGACACTCTTCATCGCTTTCATTCCGTCACTACCCGCTTTGGTGATGTCAACGATAATAGCATGAACAGCTTTTCGTTTTTGCATCTCCTCAGCCTCTTTAATGATCTCTTCGTTGACAATTGAGCGCAATTTCTTGGTGATGATGCTATTGTTTTTCATGTTTCTTCCTATCGAGTAAGCCAACTAAAATCTAAATCATTTCCTGATTTAACAGTTCCAGGTCGATTATTTTGTAACATTTGTTTCTTAAATATTGGTCGAACCTCATAACCAGCGCCTGGAACGGAATCAATTTTTGTTGATGTTTTTGACATTGCTTTTAAAAACGCTTTTGCATCAGTTGAATCGCCCACTGTTTTACCAAACATGAGATCAAATAGCCATGACGCAATTGCTGATGACATCACTAAATCGTCATGTTCATCTTTCATTGCAGACGCTCTAGCACCAACCCAAATGAATGTTCTAAATTCATTTAGTAAACGTATAGAGTATGATCGAATCACCCTGTTACGAATGACTTCTTCAAGCTTTGTAAGCGCTAAATCTCTTGATTTTGTTTGAGTTGTAAATCCTGGTAATTCATCATTCGCTGGAACGTATGTTTCAATTGCTCCAGATTTAGCTTTTTCATAAAACATTTTTGGATATTTTAACTCTTTTAATTTTGCACACGTCATATATCCAAAAGAGTTATTTTCAGGACAAGCTATCGCATTATTGTATTTTCTACCATATTTGTCAATTAAAATCCCAAGTTTATCTGGAGGGATTTTACCCATATATTCCGCAGCAATTTCACCATTCGTTGCGTCTAAAATATGAAACGTTGAATAGTCTTTGCCGTCACCACGAGCAACGTCAGCAGAAACAATGTATTTGTGACCATACATTGGAAGTGACCAAATCCAAACGTCGCGCTCCACACCTCTGTCTTCTGGTGCACACTGATCTGAACCTTTACACAATGGTTCTCTAACGAGAGATTGCATCCATTCAATATCATCAGGTTGTAGAAACGTATCACCCGATCCAACGAATTCACACAACAACTCTTGTGCAGCTTTACGTTTTGACAGGTTTTTGATTTCATTATTGTACCACGCCTGATCGTGTTCTGGATGGACATTCCATAACAGTTTAATTGGATTAAACATGTTACGTTTACTCTCTGCATCAGAATAAAGCTTGTAATATTGTCCACCAACACCATTTGGCGTCGATAAAATTATCGCAGCGCCGCCAGTTGACAAACATGGATAAATGCCAGTCCAAATGTCTTCAAAGTTTCTAATGAAAGCGGCCTCGTCAACAATTAATAATGACAACGCCTCAGATCGACCAGCGTCTTCAGACGTAGGTATTGCCTGAATCAACGATCCATTTTTAAACCTAATTTCTTGTGTCGTTGTTTCAAACGATGTTATTTGCATCCAGTCAGGCAGATTATTAAGAATAATCTTAACTTTCTTAATGAAGTTAATCGCAGTTTTTAACTTTGTTGCAATTACTAATATGTTTTTTTCTTTATGAAATAATGCTAGCCATGCAGCGTATGCAGCTGTGACTGTTGACAACCCGAGCTGTCTTGATTTTAAGACAATGTTAAATCGATGTTTTACGAACGCATCAATACAATCATTTTGAAAGTTGTATGTCTTGAATTGTATTAGGCCCTGTTGAGGGTGTTGTATTTTACAATACTCATTAATAAAATACGTGGGTGAGCGTCCACACTTTAAAATCTCACTAAGTTGTCGTTGCTTATTTACAGATGCCATCTAATCACTCAATCGTACAAATCACATTACGTCTAAAATACGCAGTTCTTTTACGATTGAACATGTTTAAATTAATGAACTCAACTGAGTGATTATCACTTTCAATCTTTACTTTCAAAGAAGAATCAGTTAATTCCTTGTATTCTTTTTTGATTCTATCAATTGACAACTTTATGACATCATCTGCCATCGAACAATATTTTTGTGACATATCTCTAGCTAGATGATCTGTCGTCATATTCACCACAGCACAATAAACAATTTCTATGTATTTATCGCTTTTTAGTGAAATTTTGACAGTTTTATCACAGCCATTGATGGCAGATGATTTTCCCCACGAAGAATTGATAACGTTGCCAAGGGCATTAAAATCAACAGTTTTTTCAGACATATTATTCAATAACTATATGTCTTCATGAAAGCTATTAAAACTTAATGAATGATGGAATTTTCTGTCGTTTTTGCACCTCTTCTTTGATTTCTTGTTGCGTGGGTCGCCAACCAGAATACCATCTTTCTAAATTTTGATCTGCCCACTTTAGTGCACAAGACCGACAACAGTTTTTCGTCCTATGAAATTCAACATCATCATTATCTCGTAACAATAAATCACAAACATTACAATTCACCGGAACTGGATGGATTGATTTCTGAGGCAGAATTACGTAATATCCGTGTTTACTAACACGTATCATTCTATCATTGAAATACTCTTGCCATTCTTCACTCATATGTCACCTTTGAATCATGTTCTGTTCTTGTTATTTCTATCAAATTATCTATCGTTTCCTTCACTGCTTCAATGTGAGTGATGATCAACAGGTTTTTGAAATACTTCTTTAATGAACAAATCAAACGATTACATGCTTCAATTCCAGATTCGTCTAAGTCAGTAAATCCCTCGTCAATAATAAACAAATCTGTCTTCGGTAATGACGAAACATTTAACAACGCAACTCGTATTGCAAGAGAAGCAATCATTTTTTCCATGCCAGAACCCAACTCAATAATTCGTTTTGAATCTCCGTAATTTATGAAAACATCAAGTGAGTTTGATTCCAGATCTGTTTCAAGTTCAACAGTGAAATTTACAATTCCATTCAATATTTTTGCAATTTCACTATTAATGATTGGTAACTGATTTTTGATGACATGATTTGGAATCCCTCTTTTAGAGAATGCATTAGCAATCAACTCATGAATCTTGAATTTTTGTGTAAGATCATCATAAGTGTTTTTATCTTGATTCAATCTCTCAATTTCAGTTTGCAAACGGCCATTTTGTTGGACTAGATTTATCTTTTTTGACTCGAGCCCTCTAATTGACACCAGATTTTTTTTGATTTCTGACTCTAGATTACTCACAATTTCAATGAAAGAATTTTCTAGGGCCATTTCTAGGCCTTTAATTTTTTCAGCAACCCCTTCAAAGGTGGTCATTGTGTCAGACAATGAACTTTCTAACAACGAATGTTCTTTTTGCTTCATAACAAGCGTCGCTTGCAATGTTTGATATGCTTTTTCAAGTTGATCAACTTTTTTGATCTTTTCGTCAAGTTCGTTTGATGAATTTGCGTTAAAAACATCATTTAACTTGCTCAAAGAAGTTGAAATATCTGACACGAGTTGTTGTTGAGCGTCTAGCAAAGATTTGTCAACGTGTGAGTCTTTGATGTATTTGCAAGTTGGAAATGAATCTCCACACGGCACGTCAAGTAATTTGAGAACCGATCGTTTTTGTGTTTGCAAAATTGATGATTCTTTTTCAAGACGATGTGTGATTTCAAGAATTGATTGTTTTGATTCACGATTAATCTGTTGTTGACGACGACATTCTTCAATATCAATGTTATTTTTTACGTTTTCAATTTTGTCAATTTTCTTTTGACATTCATCAATATCATTTGCTAAATCATGAATTTTCTTACGTAAGGTAGAAATCTTGTTTTCAAGATTGTTAGCAATTGACTTTTGTGTCTTTAGATCGTCAATAGAGACTGGTGTCTTATTACGAATCTTTGACAATTCCAATTGATCATTTGATACGTTGTTTCGTATTGTGTCTATTTGATCTGAAATTTGAGAAATTTGCTCAACAATTGATTCGTTTTCTAACGTCTTTTGTAAAATCAGATTAGAGAAATCATGTTGTTGCAAGTTTTTAATGTTTGACTTTAAAATTGAAACATCGTTTTTTGCAACATCATACATTCTGTCAAAGAAATCAAGATCAAGAAATCTAGACACTATTGCTTTTCGAGGTGTTGCATTCTCTTTGATAAATCTTTTTAGATCATCTTGTGAAGCAAGACTTGTCAACATAAAATCATCAGCATTTCCTATTAGCTTACGTATGATTTTCTCTGTGTCAGTTCTTTGTTCACCATTTAAATCAACGTTTACGCCATCTTTTACTTGAAAAGCATTCAAAGACGTAATTCCAAATTGACCTTTTTTATTTTCTGACCTAGTCGTTTGTCTTTCAATCAAATAATCAAGACCGTTTATTGAAATGTGCGTCTTAACTAAACAGTGATTTTTACGTGTATTAATGACATGAACGTTTTTCAACGATCCTCTATCTGAAGAATTGAATAACGCATACATAATTGTACCGATAATAGAAGATTTTCCAGTTCTATTGGGACCAAAAATTCCAGTGATTCCAGACAGTTTACTGAAATCAATTACATTGTTTTCACCATAAGAAAACGTGTTATCAAATTCAATACGTTTTATTGACCAGTTTGTGTTTCTTATGATTTCATCAGTTGATATCACTGCATGCATATAACTTTTGACTAGTTCGGTGATCTTGTCCCAATCTGCGATTTCTTCTGTTTCGTAATGTTCTTTCATCATACCAATCAAAACATCACAATTTCGTAAATCATTTCTTGCAACTGCAACATTCTTTGCAATGATCACGTCTTTGTCAATTGATTCATCAATTTTGTACGTGATTTCAGATGCTTGATATTTTTCTTTTAAGGTATTAGTAAGAACTTGAACATCATTTTGAGTGATGATGTTGTTGCTTCTAATTCTAATTCTTGACCCGTTTGGATATGCTTCAACGTTTTTGATAGTTTTGCGTATTGAACCCATCCAGTCAACTGTCACAAATGGATTGGGATTTGGCAAATTCATAAATGAAACATCATGTGTTGCGTCATCATAAATTTGCCAATACAACCAACCATGAACTAAATCTTCTGCAAAGTTTTGTTGAACGAGAGAACCACAATACCCTATCCAAGGTCTTGTTATTTTTTTGTCATCTCTCACATATTGTCTGTTGTCAAGAAACTGGAATTTGTGAATGTCACCGAGCAGACACAAGTCATAATCTTTAAAAAAATCAACAGACATGCCGTCAGTCAACATCCAGTCAGCTTCCGTTTTTGCCCCTCTTACACATCCATGAAAACACGCAATATTATATTTGTCAGGTTGAGGTTTGACATTGTCCCATCCTTCTTCATCAAAGAGACTAAAAACACACCAAGTGTATCCTGGCAAAAACTCATAAACTCCACTTTTCTTATAAAGAAAAATTCGTGGATTATTCAACAATGACACGATTGGTGTTATCGCGTCTTGTCTGTTTGCATTAGATATCAAACCATCATGATTTCCAAGTATCATATGAACAGGAGCGATTGCAGACATTTTTGTCAGCAACTCTCCAAATAAATCGACGAACTCAGGTGAAATTCCTTGTGTTTTTGTGTGCCAAAGATCTCCACCAATATAGAACACATCAACATTTTGTTTTTTTGCGTCTTCTATTAACGCATCAAACACTGTTTTATATTCAACATGGCGTTGCAGAGAACGAAAATGAACGTCGGCAATATGACAAATTTTAATCATGTGTTTATAATTTCATGTGACAATTGTTTACTGCATAAATCTTTTGTCGCAAATATGATTGCCATTCCCATTGTTTGCAATTGGCAATTACATCTGAAACTTCATTTGTAGTCATCTCACCAGGATCTTTTCTTTTACCAAGATCAGCAACATATGTTTCAATATCATATTCATGTAACTTTTTAGCAATCACTTGAACTTTTGATTTCATGTCACTATCAAGAAGCAACACGACTGGAGTATTATGTTCAAGGATTTTATTGAACAACAATGATCTTTCTGAAATACTTGACCCCAACAAACACGTTGCATTGCCTTTACACTTCATCAAATCAAACGTTCCCTCGACCAACGTTAGACGCTGTGACCAATTTATGTTAATCTCATTAAAAATGATGTCGTTTTTATTGACATCACAATTAACGTATTTCATAAAATTAGAATCACTAGTGTCTCTTGCAACGTAATAATTCAGATCTCCGTTACAATCAAATGATGGAACAATGACTCTACGAAATAGTTTTTGTTCATTTGAAACACCCAACTTCCAAAACCACAAATCTTTTCTTGTAAGATTGCGTTTTGTCACATATCGAATGTAATGATTTTTTTCATCTTCCTCAAGTGCAAGCAACTTAAAATCAGATGGCAATTGCAACTTCTGAGTTTCTTGTTCGTCTTCAAGAGTTGTTTTAATACGATTGAATTTTGGATTCTCTGGAAGAAACACAGTCGTATATTCAAACACTTGTTCTTTGCTACCAAACTTTTTTAAAATCGGTAGCAAAGTTGCACCAGAGAGACCACAAACCCAACAATGATTTACGTCATCTTCAAGTCTAATTGACAGTTTACTTTTTCCACACTTTGGACATTTTACATTTATGTTTTTTTTACACAAAAGAGCTGCTCTGCCAAAGACAGATTCAATAAACCGTATTTTCATCGAAACTGTGATCACGATTTCAATGTATAAAAATTGAAAGTTATGTTCAACTATTTCTTATGAGCTTGAAAGACACCTGCTCTAGCAAGAACATATGAATCAACAATGTCGTACACAAATGGTTTCCATTTGCCAGTCTTTGTTTTTGGAAAGTCGACAGCAGCTAACGGCCCACTCATACACCATTCAAACGCTTGCTCTTTATGAGATGTTCCGCCTGATTTTGCTTTTGATAACATTTTCATGCCAGCTAGTTTACGTGATTCTCCAGCAGAAATGTATGTCGGTTGTACGTTGATCAATTTATAGACCATGTATGACACGATGCCGTTCCATCTCAATAACAATGAAATCGTGTTTGCGCTTGAAAAACCTGTCCTAAATTTTTTGACTGCCTCTTCAATTACAACAACTTCAGGATTGTAAAGTTCAAACACTTTCTTTAATTCGTCTTCAATGACATCACACTTTTCCCAAAATGTTGAACACTTCGTTAGATCAACGTGAGTCATTAACAAAACGTTTAGATCGTCAAGAATTGTAATTCCAACGACTGATGTGCTAGCGTCCAAGCCACAAACTTTCATTTCAACCCAAGCTTTCTAAGTTCAATTTCTGTGATTATCATGAACTCGATGTTATTGATAATACAAAAGTTTCTAGCTGCGGCGAACTTTTTAATGTTCGTTCGATGCATCAACTTTGAACTGGGTTTTATCTCCACTAAAATTTTTTTAGTTTCATACTCAATCAACAAGTCTGGGATATAGTTTCTTACCCTACCTGACCTCACGTTGGCCACGTAGGGTATCCTGAGTGACTCAGAATAATACTTCAACACTTCAACGTTAGAATCTAAATATTGAAAATAAAACAATTCCCATGATGACCTGTAGGTCATCTCTACATTCATTTTTGTGGAAAAATACTTTCCTCGTAATCGTCCTCTACGGCGACGTTTTTTCTTTACAATTGTTTTGACTTTAGCCAAAATTAAAAATCCATTCGTGTTTTTATTAAAAACTTTTCAGTGGTTCTTTTTACCAACGGTTGAACAAGTTGAGTTTTCATGACAACGTTTAGGTTCTCATCATGTATATTGACATTTGTCACATAACAAAACTTTTGATCTGGATAATCACTATTAAATGATGCTGACACGGGAATATATGTTGGATTGCTTGATGAATTCAATGTGTTTGAATTTACAAGAATGTTAAATTTCAACGTATGAATATTTTGTTCACCCTTGAATTCAAGTTCAAATGAATCTTTTCCAAAGAACGGAATTTCAGGTGTTTTAATTAACACCATCCCTTCATTGTAAAAAACATTGCCAACAGAGTTCCAATGTGATTGTGACGTATGACAATCGGCTCTGTACAGGTTTCCGTATCCGTCATCACGTAACGTTATCTTGATTTTTCCATCAGAACCTGATACAGAAAGATCTGAGATTGAAAACGAACCCGGCTTAATTCTATTCCCGTAAAACAAGTTTGAAATATCGAAAAGAACAACTTCGTTTGATGAAGGATCACGAGTTCTTTGGTAAATTGTTAAAGTCTCACCAGGATCAACACCATAATTTTCAGGTGTTGGACCTGTGATATACTGAAAAAACGATCCAGTTTCAGTAGCAACGGTTTTAACAACTACGTTTTCTGGAATTAAATTGTCTAAATTAATCAGACTGCTGTCAGGTGCTCCTATTCCATCAACATATTTTTCAAATTTGCCTGTATCAATCAGATCAAAATTTGGATAGAAGTTTCCATCATCACATGGTAAAACAGTTAGATTACGTTTTCTAACAGCAGGATTCATATAAAAGTGATCGTTTGCTAACGTTGCTGACGTTGTTGTGTTTATCTCACTAGCTGTCAAATGTAACCATCGACCGAAGTTCTTTGTTGCAAGATCCATCCCAAAATTTTCAAGATTCATATAGTGTGCATCAACACCAAATGATAACGCAACGTTAAACGGATCTTTAGTTGTTCCATTTACCGCAAAAAATGGCGTCTGTAACACGCCACCAAAATCTTTGACAAAGCTTCTTGTTGGTGACTGTTGGGTGAAAAATGGTGGCAAATAAAACAACGTGTCATTTAAGTCTTTATAGCTATTTCCAGAACTTGACACGATAAAATCTTCTGTCGCAAAAAACTCGTTAATCGCAAGGTTATGAACTTCAGCATTCAAAGGATGTCGAAAGAAGAAATCATCTGGCTCGTTAAAGTATTCCAACGTTGTTAATAACGGAAGACCTTCACGTGTGGCAGGATCAGCAGCAAAAAATATTGCTTGAGCATCAAACTCTTTGTTCTGACCCTCGTAATAATTTCCAACACATAATACGTCTGGGTTGCCATTTATAGGGAATTGTTTTGGTGCTATTGTAGATGATGGAATGTTAAACGTACCTTTAACGTTGCCATCAATATAAAAGCTTCCCGTACCATCATTTATCTTGTTTGTTCCCCAGGTGACAATAACATGATGCCAATGATTCCTACGTAAAGAGTTGTCATCAGACATAAACACTAAATCTTTAGGATACACACCATGTGTTGCAAGATGTGGTGGAATATCTGCGCTATGAGACAACTGTAACATCATCCTAAACCCATCAACGTACCCATTCAAATCTTTCAAAGATCCAGTGATAAGAGACACAGCATATGTTGATGAAAGATGAAAAATAGTGCCAGCTTTAAAATCTGAACCAGGACTATCGTTTTTGTATCTTGGATTTATGTAAAAATCAAAAGAAAAAGCACCAGTTGTCATATATGATCCACTGGCTCTTCCAGAACCAGGAATTTCAGACGTCGATGCATATAACAAGACGCTTGAAGACGGAACGTTAGATGACGTAAAAAAGTTTAAGCTATGATAGTTTGTGTAAGCGTAATTATATGAAGGACAAGTCGCACGATAATACGGCATCAACTGATCTTTTATGATGATTTTTCTAACTGTATCTTTTGAATAATTTACAGTCGGAGTGCAACGATTGACTTCAACAAATTTCTGTTTTCTTGCTGCTAGACCTTGTTCTGATACGCCGCTCATATACTTTTCTAAAGAATCATGAACGTTGCAACCTGGTGTTGTTTTTGAAACAATGTCATGTAACATCGTGTCAAGATTTGCATCGTTTTTAGTGTACTCAACAAAACTAGGTTGAGGTTGAGTTTCTTTTTCAGAATTTGATCTACGAGCAAAAACGTAAACAGAACCCGTCAAACCACTACTTGATGACGCAAAATATCTTCGAGGATGTGTAACCATCGTAAATGTTTCAATGTCATCAGAAGATATTTTTTGAATTGTCATTTGTCCTACAACATAAATAACATCAGTACAACATAGCATGAAAATAAGGTGGAATTATGACAAATTGTATAATTCACACTAAGTGTGATTAGAGTGACTTTGATTAGTGTTGGATGGATTCAGTGTCAAAGACATGAAAACGGTCCATATCACACTTTAGGTAATAACTTACGTTTAAACAAACTCTGTTCCACACTTGACGGCAATGGAACAGAGTTATCATTTCTAGCTTGTATCAATAGTCCATGCGGAGGCGTAGCGTCAGATCGCGGGAAAAATCCTTTTCTAGGGGCCTGCTAACCTTCGCGATAGCTAGTAAGTTGTCATTTGCATCGTATAAGCCAACAGAAGTGATAAACGTAAAACTACTTTGAGTGTCCTCTTGACCGGGATCAATAACAACGATACGATTATCACTTGTCGTATATGTTGGATTTGACGAATAATTGAATTCGTCGGCGGCGGCACGACAGAACACTAATGTGCTATTGATGTTTGTGATATTTTGAAATGTGATTGCTGTGTTTGATTCTTTACCGAATCTAACATTACAAATGTGATCGATAATATTGTCAATTGAACCAGAAACCATAAAATCAGGAATAAACTTTGCGTTTGGGTTTTCAGAAACTGCACTTCCAATGGGAGTTTGACCCGGTGAAAATCCGAACCCACCGATAGCGTTCATTGCATGAACTGTGCCTGACACTAACTGATCTCCTTGGAAAATCTTATTCATGTCAAGAACGGCAATTCCTCTATCGTAGAAGAATAATCCAACGACTGAATTTGTGTTCACTGCGTCAACGATGTTTCCAACTTCACCACCGAACGTAACGTTCTTATTATTGCTACTTCCTATGTCAGTCCAAATTTTTGCGTACGTGTTAATTTGTGAACTTGAAACGGGAACATCAAGATGCGCGCCGAGGTGCTGAACACCTGCTGAATACGCACCAGAAGAAAACGTTCTCATTGCAAACGTCTCTCGTTTCACTCGATCTCTCGAGAATAATCTTTTGAAACAGATGAATAAACCAACGTCAATTTGGTCTGTAATATTCGTTGAGTCAACAGGGGCAACGAATTGGCCATTTGCATCACCTAATAGGTTTTGTGCAAATTGCTTGTAAATGTCAGTCTTTTCACGCATCATCAATGTAGAGCTGGGAAACAACAATTTTCCAGCGGCATCTTGACCGACCTTCGAATTATTCACAACAGATCCTGTGTGGAACAACCCCATAGTGATATCAAAGATTGCGTTTGCTGTTTGAAGCGAAAAATCCTGATCGTAAACTGTCTGAAATAATGATGATGTCACGCCTGGGCCAACACCACCCGTTACGAAAGATTGATATTTGCGACGGGTGCTTGACCCTGAAATATCCATTTGAAGCACATCAATCAACGAATTCAAAAATGATCGTTGTGTCTTTATGTCGTTTGAAGAAATTTCTTTGAAAATTGCCATGTTAATATTCCGTGTTAAAGTAAACTATCAAAGATTTCTGTTGACGTTAACGCGGAACTCTTTGACAGCACCGCTCTGAGCGCCTGTTACTTTGACATAAGTCGTAATAACACTCTTGTTTGATGTTGAACCAAACACTGAAAATTGTGAATCTGTCAATGACTTGACAGAGATAACAAATTGTAACGTAGAACCGTGAAGGTTGTTTTCATGAGGCGAACGAGTCAAAATATACGTTGCGCGTTGATTACCATCAATATTGTCTGGACTTGATCTTAACACTTGCAAAAACAAATTGTTCATTTCAACAATAAACGTTTGGTCTCGTAACTCAACGTCTATCACAGACTCCGAAGAAATAGTTTGCTCAAGCGTGATAGACGCAGTTTTTTGAATGTTTCTACCTAATGTCACAACGCTGTTGGTTGAATCAACGTTAGAGTCACCTGACAATGAAAGGCTTGGTAAACGTAGCAAGTTTGGATTGCTTATCGAAACAAGACGATATTTTTGAGCAAAATTTTGATTTGTCAATGCCTCAAATATTGGCGTGTTTTTTTCAATCTTTTCTTTACCAACTGTACGACCGTATTTTTGGATGATCGTGTAATTTACCTCATCGTCACCAAGTGCAAATTTTGCAATTGAAAATGACCCATCATTACGAGCTAAAAATTGTCTACCTGTGTCAGTCAAGACAGTGTCAAGAATGATGTTATTACTAGTTCCGTCAAGCATTCCCATGTTTAAATCCTTTGATATGTATCATACATATTCTTGTGTGTGTTACTCAACGTATTTCATGCATTTTGAACACAATTGATGTCTGGCAACGTTTTCAATATCATATACTTTCAACCACGTATGACCAAAAATAAAGCAAAAAACTCTTGCAATTACAAAAATCAGCATAACAGCTACCTAGATGATTTTAACATATCGGGAGTCCGTAAATCATCTATTGTCAATTCTAACATTTGTTCCTTTTGTAAATCAAGATTGATAAACTGAAATTTGTATTTTCCAACATTTTTTGTCACTGCAAGCAAACCTAAATCACGATTTTTTGAATCTGTGACAGATAAGTGTTCAGGAGTGAATGCAATTTTCACTGATTTGTGATTTTTGTCAAGTACTAAATCAACAAACGTTTCCGTCAACAAACGTAAATTAGGATAGGCTTTCGGAGAGCCACCGTTAGAAATACGTTTCTTGTTGAGTTTGTTTTTAAACCTATCAAATGTTACCTCAACCTGTTCTGAATAATTTGATGTCAAACAGTGAGCATCTACAGAACATAACGCATAAATGTATTTTGAATCTTTTGTAAAATCATCATCTAAAAAAATAAGACGTGGTTCTATGATTTCTCTTTTTTCATCATCAACGTATCTTACTACAACAGACGGACTTGGCATTTCGTTGTTTATTGCTCGAACTGTAGAATCATCAAAATCAAATTCTCTAATCAATTGAAACGGCTCCGTTATTGACGATCGACGAAAAACTTGAAATTTCTTAATGTCACGTTGTGAATTAGGAGGAAACGACCAAGTCAAAACAAGTTTTTTAGAAACAAAATCCCAGTGTTGATTGAAATCTGTTGGCCAAGGTGGAGGTACATTCTCATGACAATTGACTCTAATCGGATTGGATGGTCTTGAACTTACAAGCATTTTTGCCACGACAAGTTCATTCGTTTCATCAACTATCGCTGGAACTGTAAATTCTGCTACAGACCTGACAGAATATTGATACGTCGCATAGTATTTTACTTTGTAATCTATTGACGTACTAACATATGGATTTTCAATAACAATTGGTTCTAATTCGTTGTAACTACCATTTTGTAAAATTTCAACTCTGTCGATGATATATCCAACTATTCTAGCATTTGATGTCACAGTTGACGTGCTACTCTTTAAAACGTCAAGACTAACATAATCAATTTTTGTCTTATAGTCATCATTGATCATGTCTGTTTGAGTTCTAGCTATTGCATTCTGTTGTATTGTCTTTGACACTTGATGTAATGACACGTAATCACTACTATACGTAGAAAATGGATTCACAATTGCATTGTTAACCATTTTGTTGATGAACTTATTGTTTATCTGAACGTTGATGTAAACATTTTTGAGTTTATTGACTGATTCATTACGAATACGATTTGTTTCATTTTCATAAAAAAACACATTATCTTCAGAAGGTTGAACTAAAAACTTTGACAAAAAGTCATATTGAACCTCTTGCGAAGTAATTGCATTTGTTTCTCTAGCTAGTTTTTTATTTGTTTGTGCTTCGTATTTTGGCTTATTTTCATTTAAAAAAACTGCAGTACCAGAAATCATATTAAACAATTTGCTATCAATGCTTTGATCATTTAGGTTTACGCTAGTAAATCCTCCTGCTGAAAACGCATCTTCATTCAATACTTTTGAAAGATTGTTCTTGATGTAATTGACAGGTAAGTCATTGCCTCTTGAACACATGTCTCTCTTTAGTTGCTCTGTTGTCAATTCTGTGTTTTGTGAAAACAGTATCGCTGGTGTCCAAGACAATCTAACGAAACGTGGAACTCTAGAGTTTAGATAGTCGATGTATTTTGCATCAAATTGATCTGTTGGTTTTTTTACAACAAACCTATAAGCAGAATTATCGTATTTATCAATACCTTCTTCTGGAACGTGAAAATTGTATTGAAACTTAGCGTGAAAATTTCTAATCTCAGGAACGTCAATAATGATTACTTCTTTTGAAGGTAATGATACACTCATCAAATCACCGTATCTAAAACAGTTTGTAATGTAACGAAATACTTCTCAAAGAGTAAATCATTTTCATCAACGTTTCTGTTTCGCAATTTGTATTTAACATCTTGATATGAATTGTTCAAATAAACAGACGTTTGATTGTTGATTGGTACAATCGTGCCTTCATTAAGTAATTGATTAAACGATTCTTTTCCTGCTGGACTTTTTAGAGTTTCTGTTACGTCAATTTCAAAATCATCTGGGTCAACTGCAATATTGAAAATTCTGTCAAACATTTTTGGTGAAAGCAATTTTTTAGACTCAGCAATTTCACTTACAAAACTCGTAGAAGATCTTGAGAAATCGTTTATTAAGTGAATTCCAAATAACGTTTGTAACTGTTTTGACATTGATAACGTGTCAAAAGATTCGAGTGTTACGCTATTACCATATGAAGCCCAAATAGGTTTCGATGAAAACCATTTTGAAATATCTTCTTGTGTTGCATTTGTAACAGTTTCATTGAAAATCTTTGAGAACCTTTGATCAATTAATTCCTTAGAAATAAATGGATCAATTGTTTTTTGAAACGTAGGTTCTTCAACGTAGAAATCATTTTCAGACACAGAAATGCCTGTCAACAACTTGATATACAACTCAAACATATGACTTGCGATATGATTGTATATCAGTGTTTTCTTTTCGCTTGTTGACAAGAATGAATATTCTTCACTTGTGTAAATCTTTGCTTGGTTACCTGCGACTTCGTCAGAAACCATTTTATCTGAATTGATTGAGTAATCTCGTGTAGGTATTGAATTTATCACTTGGTCTAACGTTGCATTCACTGTCAACGTTTTTATCATTTCGTGATTTCGTAAAACAAACCTACTCAATTCAAAAAGAAACGATTGAGGTCTAAAGACAATATCTTGGTGTTCTGCATCTACTTTCCAAACATTGATCTTGATGATATCTTTTTGCTTATTTGACATCATCAATGATGATTTCATGTTTTTATCAACTGTTATTTTTTCTTTTAGATTTTTGCTAAATCCTGATGGAATACCAATAGACAAAAGTCTAATATTGTTTCCTCTGATTTTTGAAAATGAATCATGTCCAAAAAAAGAAAATAACGCTTTACGTGATTCTTTAGTTATCAAAGAATCGTCTAATAATGACAGATCGTCTCTTACACCGTCATTGAACTCGTTCAATTCTGCATGTTCTAACAACGAACTTTCATTTGCTGATGACAATTTTTTGCTAATATCATCAATTGCAGATTTTGCAATGTAGATTTGTTGTTCATTTATCAAAAGTGATAATAACGTCTTATCACCTAAAACAGTTAAGATTTCATTCAAAGTTGCAATGCTTTGTTTTGATTGCAACAAATTTATCGTATTTTCAGAAGCATCTCTTACTTGTTTAAGAGAATGCAAAATCACAAATAACAGTTGAATTAAAGAATCTTGTTCATATTGCAACTTAGAACTAATGGTTGCAATTGAATTTCTATTCACGACATTCGTAGACTTTATTGAATAGAAATCCATACCAACACTTGCTGTTGATTTGTTTGACAGTTTTCCAACAAATGTTTTTGGCACAAATCGATTAACACATGACAAAACGCACTCAAAAATAGTTGCTAACAATACAGTGTCTTGTATGTGAGAAAATTGAGTGTAACTCACATCTGAATTTTGACTTGTCATTGCTGACATAGTGTATTGTTCATATATGTTATTGATGACAGCAAAAAACGATTTCAAAAACGTATCAATTTGCTTAAAACTATAAACAAGAGATATTTTTGAAACAGTGTTGTCAAATTGTTGATTTGAATTTTGTGTCGTTGATGTGATTTGTGAAATTGATCTCAAATCATTTCCCAACGTAGAATCAATTCTGTCAACGATTGTTTTTATCAACTTGTCTATCGTGGCTGCTGCATGAGGATTTTTTGAAGAATACGTTCTAGTCACGACATACAAGAATAGTAATGATTTCAAAGCTGAATCATTGTTTGCTTTGTTCAACACAGCTGGCATGATTGACGTCATTGTTGTTTCTTCAATAGAATTTTTATTCTTGTTGATTAAAAACAACTTGATTTTATTAAACAGTTTGTTACCATCAAGCATATCAGCATCAATTGTGGAATTTTGCGTTGATTCTTTCCCAATCAAACGTAAAGACATGATGTTGTTTATCAAACGTAAAATTTGATTTCCACAATCATTTAAAAACGTTGACAAATTAGAGACGTTGTAACCGTTTTCTGTAACGTCTAAAATTTTTTCAACATAAAACTCAGAGCCAGGTGTGTACGTTGAATTGTTGTAGTCAATGTAGTCATTTTCAAACGACAAAACAAGTGAATTATCAACATTCTTTCTTGCAATTGAAGTTAATGAATTCACAGATGATTCTGCAGGACGATCTATGATATCGTTTCCAACGTTTCCAATTATGACATCAATTAGACTATGATTGCTTGCTCGATCCTCAATTTGATAATTGTACGTTGATTGTAACGATGATTGATAAGATTGCGATTTTATTGCTGATGACAACTTGTATTCATGTGACAAATGATGAATCAACAAAGATATTTTTGAATCGTCACTTTGAAGTTTAGTCAAGTTTTGCAAATCATCAAACAACGTTCTAATCATTGATTGAGCTTCTAACACAGAATCTGGTTTCAATCGTTTCAAATCATTCAAGCTAACAGTCAACATCGTTGACATTCGTTGACTTATTCCTGGAGTCGTTCTATGACGATTCAAGCTAGTCTGACTAAAATCATTACGTTGCTTTAACAAATCCAGTTCAAGTAAGTTGTTGGAATAGTCAACTAAAATTGTTTTTAGCTCATATAGAGATTGTAAAAACACTTTTGTATCTGAAAACGCTGTCACATTTTCAGATGAATACCCATATCTTTGTAAGACTTGATAAAACGACAAGTCTCCATATCTCGTGTTGATATCAGATTTAATTGTTACAGGTGCGTCTTTGAAAAAATCAAACATCACTCTAGATGGAGTGACTAAAAATTTGTCATTTTTAAATTGAAACACATCTCGTAAATTATCGATCTTTGACAAAACATCATACAGATAATCAACTTGACTTTGAACAGTAGCAATATGTGAACTAAATTGTTGCTGTTTTTCTACAAGACGTTCAGCAATTTCTTGATCGTCCTGTAAATCCTTGATTAGTTTAGTAAATGCTTCGGCTCTTAGATTCATCAATTGAATTTGAGCATTAATGAACTCACCAGTTGAATTTAACCCGGACGCTTGAACTTGTGCAAATCTTTGGGCTGACGAAACGTTTTTATCAAACGTAAAGTCATACATCGGTTTAAACGTTGTTACCAATAACGTTTCAGGTCGAACCTTTGATATTCCTGATAATTGTTCATACGTAGTATACCGATTGTTTGATGGAACGATTTTTCTTATTGATCTAGTGTCAATAAATTTTGATGCTTCAACCTTTTTTAAAAAGGATGGCATTAGCAAATTTGCTTGATGAGACAAATTATAGACGTAATCTAAAAATGACAAATCCGTAATTTTTTGAACAGGCAATGTGCTAAGAACTGGTTTGAAATTAGCAGATTTTTGATCTGAAATTGCAACTTCAACCTGTTGCGTCATCGGTTTTGGTTGCTGAACTATTTTACCAAATTCAAGATCAGAGATTTTATAGCTCATTTAATCACCCAAAACAACAGAGTTTGTTCTAACTTCAAGACCAACGTTGTAATCAACAAAAACAGGCGTTATCACATAAAAAACTTCACCAATATCATGATGAGAAATTTTATGTATAAAATGAAAGTTTTTACGATCAAAAAATGCATGAGACTTGCCAACAATTTTTCTTTGTCCTGCAAATTCAATTGCAATCACAAAATGATCAATTTTATATGATGATCCATTAATCTTCCATTTGATTACGTTTACATTCTTTGTAAACTCTTCAACAGAAGCATCAATCATGTATGTATTGTCAATTGAAAATTCTACATCTGTCGATATGGTATTTCCAACATTTCCAAAACTCATCTGTTGCTTTGGATAGTGAGAACTTAACGTTTGAGGCGTCGTTAAGTTTCCTCTTGTTAGAGTTATCGGATGTAAGAACTTAAATGGACTGTAAGTGTACGGCTTTTTTGTCGTTGGATCGATTGCATTTTTAACAAACGTTTCAATCATCGTTTCCGCAGATCGAATTAATGACGTCACTTCGTATCTATATTTGTGATCAATACGTAATTCTGAAACATTATTCAAATTTCTATATCTCAAATCTGAAAATTCGCCACCGGTCAAAATACCAAAATCTTCAGTTTGACCAGTAGTAAGATTTGTCCTAGATACTTGGTATGCCAACAACTTCTGTAATTTCTCTCTGTCGTTTAACATTTCATCAGAAAACAAATCTATCAAATTTTGTTTTTCAAGTAACGTTTTCACAACATCTAGATCTGATTCATTGATTGTTGATGAAACACTAAATCTTACGTCAATAACGTTTGCATCATATATGATTTGTAGATTTTCAATTTTTGTTTCAATTGCATTCGACTGTATTGGCACATACTCAATTATTGAATTTCCAGATCGAGCGCATAAACCATTTTTGTAAATCAACTTACACACATACTCGTAACAATGCTCTTTTTTAACATTTGAATCGACAACAACGTATGTTGCATTTGAATCATTTGAATTAATTTGTATTGTATCACCTACAATGGAATACTCTCTATCAAACAATGTACGATTGCGTCTTAATACACTAATTGAAACAATGTTGACAGGAACATCTCTCATCTCAACAGAGATACCATTATCAACAATTTTTGTCGTCAATGAAACAAACGATATTCTATTTTGAACAAGTCTCGGTGGAATCACCACGTTTGTATATTCAGAGCTAATCACAGCATCAGGGCCGACTGACACAACACGATAAATCGTTGAATTTTTACTTGAAATGTCAACTGGAATTGTCAGTATTCCCGCATGTTTTTCAAGACTATAGTCACCAACAAACACATAATCATCATTATCGTTAGTTACATACGAAAAGTTTTTACGATATATTTTTATCGATTTTGCTGCATGATCATTTTGTTTTATTTGCAAGTTTGCTTTAGTTGATGATTCATACTTTGCAAAATTAACGCTCGGTGGTATTATTGGTGTGTTGTATACGTCTATGAATTTTGTTAGTTCAATTTCTTTTTGAATTGTTTGAACAATGATGCCAACGTTGTTCAATAGTTCAAACTTAATAAACAATTGTTTGAATTGTCCTGAACTGTCTTTTAGTAATGACGACAGCAATTTAAGACTTGTCGTTATTGATATTTGATCATTTACAACACTAGAATACGTTAGAATATTCTTGTTGTCAATCATATTTTGTGTTGACGTTGTGTCAAATATCGTAGAAGGAATAGTCACCTTACTAAAGTAAGAACTTGCGTTAAGATCAGTAATATCGTCAAAGCGTTTTCCAGCAACAAATCTTTGAGTTCCGTTCGTTGATTCATATGTTGTCAACGTCTGATCACGAGTTTCATAAACATGTGAAGGATCTATTCCTCGTAAAATAGCACTTTGAACTAAATGTTTTATTGGCGTTTGCGAATCAACGACGTCTTTTAAATTAACTTGCAAAACAGGTTGTGGATCATTTTCATTTTTTAGCTCATCAGTTGATTTGATGACTAACTTACGTTTTACTAACGATGAAATTTCTCTTAATGGCTTTTTTCTTAAAACGTCTCCAACAATTTCATTGTTAATTTTCTTTGTGTTATCACTAATCGTCGATGCAATGACTGACAATTCATTGTTTTTAATGGCAGCTCTGGCATTTGCCGCCATGTTTAAAATGTTTTTTACGATATTTGACGGTGATTGAGATGATAGTTTACCATAAAGAATGTTTTGAGTTTGAATCACCTTTGTGACAGCTGAAACTCTGACTGTCAAGGCATTTTTTTGTATAACATCAGATTGATTGATCTTATAATCAACTTCAATCGTAATATCATCATTGTCGTTGATGTTGACAATAGAAAAAAAGTTGTCTGGGATTGACACGTAATTGTTATACTGCGGTAAATTTACAAACATGTTTCACTCAAAAATTATCGTAAAAATCTTTACAAATGTATGAGAACCAAAATCATCAACAAAAACTTTACCTGCAAACAAAACATGTTTATCTGAGTTTCTAGGATCGTCAGATTTGAATTTGCCAAAATCAATTACATCAAGTTTTGATATTTGATTGTTCGATAATTCAAAAATTTGACACGCTATATTATTCTCTATGCTTGTAGGATCAAACGTTATTTGTGATAAGTTTCCCTTGTTTTGTGAAATCAAAACTTGCTTTTCAATCTCATCATATTGAAGTTGTTTGTCAGAACCCAATCTAGAATAACTTCCAAGTCGATAATTTTCTATAGCATCAACGTTAGTTATTTCAACGTTTTTAGGCAACAAATTGATTGGTGGGAGATACTGAAAATTTGGCAACCTTGATAAACAAGGATCGTTAAAAAAACTATCTAGTTCATTAATGTTTGCATTTTGCAAACTTACATCTTTGATGGGATTGTCATTTGTTATTTTGAAATTGACGTTCAAATCACTTAACAAAAACTGTTCGTCCTCAAAAATTGAATCAACAGTTCCAATCGTTTGAAGATTTCTGAAGCTTGATAACGTTGAACCCAATAAAAAATCTGCTGTGCTAGCAAATTCTTCACCAATGAGTGTTTGCGCGTTTGTGTCTGAACCACTAAAGATCAAACCATTGTAAACTGTAATTCCCTCTTGATTTTTAAACGGTTGCAATTTGCCTGCATCATCAGTTTCAAACGTTATTTGATCTTGAGGTAAATTGCAACATTCAAAAAACAATCGATTTGACGCGTCACTTGATCCACTAACAACATCTGCTTCATAGAACGTTGCGCAATCAGAAAATGTCACGTATTTTGCAACGAATTTACCTGTTGACATCTGACGGCGACCTTCATAGGTCACAATTGAGTCAAGAATTCTTTGTCGATTATTGAGTATTCCACTCATAATTGTTAACTATGCCATTCTACATGTTTCAAACCTTTTTGGGTTTTTGCAACATATGTGTATAAATTTTGCGATACCTGTTTGGGTCTAAATTATATTCAATCCCAGGAGGTGATGGAATGAATTCTGGAACTGGCAAATCAAAAAACTTTGTGACATCAGCAAAACCTGCCATTGAAAATCCAAAATCATCATCAACCATGACGCTAATTTCACATCCCCTAAAGTCAGGAGAGTTTCTAGAAATTGATCCAGTAACTTGATATGGACTAAATATTAATGCACTAAAACCCATATTTGATAAACCTGTGACCATCTCGTGACAGTGATTTTCCCATGCCTTTATACGATGGTGACCATGGCACAGCTAATTTTATAGCATTCCGTTGTGTCGGACCTAACACACAAAAAGTTCCACTGTTAATTGTTGCATTAGTTGCAATACCTGATACAAACTTGACAAATGTTATCTCTCCTGCTAAATGCCATCGTTTATACAATGAAATATCATTGCCACCCGAGGTACCGCTGGCTTCAAGCAACATCACAGGAATATTAAACATTGCATATTCACCTGAAGTCGAAGGTTGATGTCTGTTTATGAGATCTGGAATACTGGACGTGTTCATCATGTATGACATCGTGTCAACTGCAACACCAACAACTTTTTTTGATTGTGGATCAACGATCCCGCCATTTGACCAGACTTTAGGAGAACTACTTTGACCATCGTATTGTAAATTTGCTAAATTGATTGAACCAAATGGAAAATTTGGTTTGGCGTAGTATCCTATGGAATTTCCATCAACACAATTATCTTCACACACACTTTGTGCAAAGCAAACATATGGCGCACGATAAACATCATTTTTCAGTTTATGCGAATATTTGCCAAAGTACACAAAATTAAATGCACCGATGTTGCCTACATCAACTGCAGCAAAAAAATTCTCATAATCAAACACAAAGTGTGCTCTGCTGTTTTTTGTGTATGTTGTATTCACGTATCCAGATGAAACACCAAATTTTGGATTTGACGTCAAAGCATCAGCTGACACAAGTTGAATCATCGCATTTCCGTCAGCACTATGAACGCCAAATTCTGAGTTTGTCCTTGGAAAAATCGTAGATTCATCTATATACCACATCGTTCCTGACAAACCTTTATCATCTCTACCTTGATTTAAGGTTGTTCCCGTCCATGGACAGTGTTTATCAAATCTCAGAGCAAATGATAATCCAAGACCGTTTTCAATTTGATTACTCATCGTAGCATAATAACTGCCACTACCGAATCTATGATGACCAGACGCTTGCATATGCACATAAAATGGAACAGACGCACTTTTAAACATAAAAGTTGCCCAGGCATTTTCGCCAGATGGTGTTGAAGAGTCCCAGTAATCCATTCCAATACATTTACTTGTTAAATTCGATCCAGTGTTGTACGATATTCGTTCAATTCCAAATAATTTTGCATCATCACTATTCAGCACATTAAAAAGTGAAATAAAAACTTCATTTGCTGCGTAAAATTTGTATCGTGAAGAATCAACGTTATATCCTCCACCGTCAATATGACAATCAATTGCACCAAAATATCGTGGTTTTAACGTTTCCATTGTCGGCCTTCCCGATGAAAACACTCACCAACTTGTGTCATAGAATCCCAAGGAATCACCCATTGCATAAAGTTTTCATACATATAACCAGAATATGTTTGTGATATTGAATCATTAGAACCACCAAGTGCAAGCCAACACTTATCATCGCTTAAAGAATTTGTTCCTAACCCTTGCGAAATTCCAAAAAAATCAATTTTCCCTAAAAATCCTCGTAACGTTCCATCGTTTACTAAAACATTTATCGATCTAACGTCAAATTGTGGTTCTTCACTTATGAATGCATTAGGTTGCAATTGACTAATAAATGTCGATGCATAAACATCAAGATTGTATGAAAAAACACCAGAACCTGCTACGTCTCCCTTAAATGACACTCCACCGTCGTATCCAGTAGTGTTGCCACCGGTGTCGAACTTTTGATTTCCATTAGGTGAGCCAAACAAACTAGCTAGATTGAACACAGATTTTATGTCAGGATTTGATACAGAACACATCATCAAATAAGGATGATTATTTCTAGGGCCATTAGAGGGCACTGAATATTTACCAAAAAAACAAGGCAAATAAAAATCTTGTGTGCCTGGCGATGACATCATCAAAAAATTTTCCTTATCAGCCACAAGATGAAATCTTGCTCCCTGATTGTATAAATTTGACACATTTTCTATGTTTGATTGCATGGCAAACATTGGTGTCATATTTTCACGTAACGTAGAATGCAACCCTCCTGTGGCATTTGATCTAGGAAATACAAATAACGTTGATGAACCTGATGTCCAAACTGGTGATCTTTTTACGTCCGATCCAATGGTTGATCCGCTTGAACCATTCCAAGGATTACCGCCGTTATCTAAAAATGCCACTTGCCAACCCAAAACACCACGAGGCGCATTAGAATTTGCTGCAATCAGGGCTGGTGTTCCTGGAGTCACACCAAACTGTCCAGGTTTTTCTGAATATTGAAAATGCATATAAAATGGAACAGTTGCTGAAGAAAAACAAAAAACGCTCCAAGCATTATTTCCAAAACGTTTTGATTCATCCCAATAACCACTACCAGTTCCAGGTGACGATCCAGAACTATATGCAATTAACTTAATGCCAATTGTTCTTGCATTTGAACTTGACAAAAAATTAAAAATTCCAACATAACATTCATTCATCACATTTTGTGTCGGATAAATGTAATGATCAACTGATCCAATCAAAGTCATTGAATTTTCCTGCCAGTTCTAGTTAAACCAGATCTAGGAAGTGAACCAGACCAAGGTATCACTGTTTTAATTGAACCCGATATTCCATTCCCACTCAAAACAAGTAATCCATCAGACAACGTGTTTTGAGGAACGTTATAACATAACTGATATGTTTTAAAAAATCCCAAACTTCCATAAAATCGAGGTGATTCAAATGCTACAACGTGAGGATACAAAAGATCAAACGTAGAAGTGACATAACAAGTGTTGGGATGGAATCTAGCATCTGACATCATCAATTGCGGCACATCTAAAACAAATCCTCTAACGCCACCGTTCTTGAATGGTGACATCACTCCACCTTCTGAATCTGACGAACCACTGATGCTACCCCAAACAAATTTTGGAACGTCAACTATTTGTGGAAGAGGAAATATATCTTCTGCATTATTGTTTTGTGCTTGTTTAGGTTTATTGATACACCCATAAATTGTCACTTTCTTATTGACAGAAGATTCATGTCGTTCAATTGGACCGAACGTAAACCCATACCATGAGAACGCATCATTACCATAAAATGAAATTTCGTCCCTAGAACCAAAAATAGAAAAATAATTGTCTGACACAAGACTTAACTTGTTTTGAGACACTAATTGCATTAAATTTTCACGACGTTGTTGATGCATTCCATTCCAACTGTTGCTTCTGGGCCAAACATATAGTTGTGAAGAATCACCCTTCCAAACCTCTGACACGTTTATGTCATTTTTTGCAAATTTAATATCATATCCATCGTTGTTTGTTGTCCCTGCCCAAGGTGATTCTTTGTCAAGACGCAAAGCAATAGCAATCCCAAGACCTCCACTTAGTGCATGATAATTGTTAACACCAGAAACTGCGTTATTCCCCCATAACATAGCAGGAAAACCCGGACCGTCTCCAATAGGAAAATCTGAACCAGTTGCGGCTTGAATCAGCACAGAAAACGGCAACTTTGCATCTTCAAAATTAAAGACTGCCCAACAATTGTTTCCAACAGAATTAGAAGAACCACGATAGTTCATTCCAGAACCACTTGTTCCATAATTGCATGAAATTCGTTTTGTTCCGAGTGACGCTGAATTATAATAGAAAAAATCATGAACTGTCACAAATGCGTCGAGTGACGCAGTAATATTTGATTTAATCAAAAAATCCAGCGTTGAAACCGTCATTTTTTTTGTCTGCTTCTTTGTCTAAAAAACGTGTATGTTTTTCTAAAACGTGTAGGTTCTAACACATACGTTTCTTCTGGTTGTGGTAACCATATTAATTCATACGTCACAGGTGATTCGTTAATTTGAAACTGCGTTAGATTTTGAAAATGTTCAAATTCTGTAGACACATCATTGAACGTAAACCCATTTTCAACTCTATTGATTGGACCATGTGAAACAAACGATCCAGAACAACTGGGATCTAATTCATAATCAACGACATCATATGTTGGTGTTTCTGGGTGAAAACTTCCAGTTGAATTAATGGCAACAACACCAACATCGAATGCTAAAAACGTTGCCATTCAATTAAAATTGTCTTCCGTATCGATCTGCACTCTGACCAGGCGATGACGTGCCATCCCAAGGAACAACCATTTTAATTGTTGCATGAGTTGCATTTCCAAACACAGCACGTAAACGATTTACGTCCGTTGCATGTGATGGAAGACCAAAACACATATGAAAAAAACTCATTCTTCCTAAAAATCCAAATGTCGGTGCTTCGTTTAATCCAACCATCATAGGATATGTGTCGTATTTTGCTTCGTAAAAACCAGAGTTAGGATGAAAACGTTGATCACCCAAAAAGTTTGGCATCAAATCAAGACTACAACCTCTAACACCATATGGAACACCTGGTGCCCCTGGAAGGGGGTAGATAATTCCTCCTTCTTGAGTTGGGTTACTACCTGATGTTGACCCATAAATAATCGAGACACCATACTGAGGTAATGGTGTGTTCACTTGATCAGCAGTTGAAATACAAACATGTGGTGGTAAACTTGAAGTTATGTCAGGTCTACGATCATATTTACCGTAATAAAACATCGTATACGAACCATCGTAGTTTATGTCACCTAGAGCCAAAAAATTGTTTTCATCAAGTAGATAGTGAACTCTGGCACCAGAATACTTTATAGAAGTCGTGTCACCAGTCTTGTTGTATAAAAATCCAATGCAATTCTCTTTGTTTGTGAAATGATTGCCTCCAGCATTGTTACTTCTTGGAAATACAAACAATCTGGATCCACCATCGACCCATACAGGCGTTCCCTTTGTATCTCTGCCGTTATTGTTTGTGGTGCCATTCCATGGATTGCCGCCGTCTTCACGAACTGCAACGCTGAATCCTATTCCACCACCATTTGGATCTTGCCAGTTTGTGTTAGAACCCATTAAAACACCTGGTGCGCCAGAACCAGTACCAAACGTTCCATTACTCCACTGAGTCATCATATAAAATGGAACTGACGCTGAAGCAAATCTATAAACTGCCCATGCATTATTTCCAACAGGATTTGGCATGTCCCACCAGTTAAGACCAGTTCCAGTTGAACCTGTGTGATACGCAATTCTTTCGACACCAGAATCAATCGCATAAGTACTGGTTAGAAAATTACATAACGCTGAAAACGCTTCGCTGATAGGAATTTGAGTGTTTACGTTGCCACCACCCAAAATTCTATGATCGATTGAACCATGTATAGTCATGTAAGTTTCCTACAAATTCTGTGTCTCTAACATTTTAACACCTTCGCGAGTGTTTGTGTAATACGGACCTTTATAACTAGGTGACCATGGAATCGCATATTTATATGAAGGTCCGAATGCTGGACCTATCACTAACCATTTTCCTTTTGCTAATTTAGCGTTTGTCGGTACAGAACTAACACCTCTAATAAAAGATAGTTTTCCTAACGTAATAGGTGGAATTGGGTAAAATTCTGAAGACGAATTTGTAAACTTTTCCTGCCATCCTATAGGAATTTTCATCATCTCAATACACCCGTTATTAATTGAAGTGTTATGATACATTCGTGAATTACCTTCCCCAATTGATGTTGGAAACGACGTTGCAACTTGCGTTCCGGAAGCATATCCGATGTATCCTGTCATCAATGAACCGACTGAATTTCTATTTGAATTTACAACACCGCCGTTTACAGACGCATTACCAGATTTACCTGTGCGTGGATCTAATTGCACTATTGAATTAATAAGTTGTTTTGATCCAAATGGTGCTGATTGGCCTAAGCTTGAATAGTTCAACTTACAATCGTTTATGCATAACATGCAATACGGTTCTGTGTTACCTGTTATATCTGACAACTTGTCATATTTTCCAAAGTAAACAACACTCATAATACCCATACCACCGATATCAAAAACACCTATAAATTGATCATTTGAAACAACATAATGAAAGATTCCACGCTTCGAATAAAAATATTCGTTATTTCCATTACTGTAACTCGCTTCAAATCCAGTAACAGTTGCAAGACTCACCATTCCAGACTTAGTTGAATCATCTTCACCACCGTAACTGTTAACTCTGGGAAAACACATTAAATTTGAGCTATCACCTTCCCACACTGGTGTTGATTTAACGTCTAACCCATTATTAAATGTTGTGCCGCGCCAAGGAGACGATAAATCATTTGTAAATGCAAATGAAAAAGCTAACCCAACTCTAGAAGAGTCTGAAATCGATCCAGGATTTCCAGGAGAACTACCAAATTGTAATCGACCAGAATATTGAACTAACATGCAAAAAGGAACAGACGCACTTGCAAATTTAAAACATGCCCAAGCATTCTCTCCAGCTGGTGTGGAAGAGTCCCAATATCCCATTCCAGAACCATTAAATCCAAAATTAGACGCAATTCTAGTTATTCCTAAAGAAGCACATTCTGAACCTGTCAAAAAATTATGTAACGAAATAAACGATTCATTTAATTCTTGATAACCATTGAATCCCGTATAATTTTCGCTTGCATTTCCATCGATATAAACATCTGCTAAAATTGCATACGTTGTTTGTATTGGCATTATTCACTCCTGATGAATTGAACGCCTTCTTTGCCAAAATACGTTCCTGGAGATTTTGCACTTGAATCCCAGGGTATCACTATTCCTGGGTGTGATTCAGGAGTTGACATATCAATGACACTGCCTCCTGGAAGGAATGCCCATTTGCCATTGTTAAACGTTGATTGTGAAGGGACTTCACTGACAAATTTAAAGAAATCAACAAATCCAGCGACGCCATAATATGGCGATTCAGCCACTAACAAAAATACATTTGCAGGATTAAACGTTGACATTGGTTTATTTGCAACTAAATTTGGGTGTGCGTTCCAATTTTTTGCCATCATGTACCAATCAACGTTCATCGTTTTTACTAATCCTGTACTTCCACTCTTGAACGCAATTCCGCCGTCGCCACCCCAAGTTGAAAACCCTAAACCATTAATTCCACCATATAAACCATTTGATACAGCATTACCACCGCCGTAATCATAAATTTCAGACATTGCTGCAAGTGAATTGCAGAATGACGTTGACACGTTACTAATTGATGCTAACGTAAGTGGACTATTATTTGACGCAATTGCAATATATTTACCAATCCAATGGAAATAATGCATTCTAATTCCAGAACCTAGTTCATGAAAAATTGCAAAATTGTTTTGATCAGCAATAAAATGCACACCAACATCATGAATTCCATACCAATACATTGGTTGAGTGTTTGCAATTGCATTTACCTTCACAGACATCATTGCTTGTTTTGTTGAATTACTTGCACCGCCAAGATTATTTTGTCGTGGAAAGCAATATGATGAAGTGTTCCATACAGGATTACCTTTTACGTCATTGCCATTTGCAAAAGAAGTTCCATTCCATGCATTACCACCGTCTTCCAGAGCAGCTCCGGCGAATGCAAACATACCATTTGATGATGCGATTGGTGTTGTTGCTGGATTTCCTGGAGTTGAACCAAATGTAACAGACGGTTCTGAACTTTGAATTAGCACATAAAATGGATTCGTGGCAGATGAAAATCTAAAGCATGCCCAAGCATTTGAACCAACTGAACTCTGTAAAACAGACCCAGAATAATAATTGGGATAGTTTATCGCACCACTTACGATAGAACCAGTGTTATACGCAACTAAATTAATGCCCAATTCTTTACAATTTGAGCCTGACAAAAATTTATATGCAGCAACGAACATTGACGTTGCTTGAAAGTCATCAGGATAAAATCTATGATTTACAGAACCAGCAAATTTTCGCATTTCACAATTTTACTCCCTGCAATGTTCCTGTTGACGGTGAAACAGTTGACCATGGAAGAATTGCTTTTATAGTGTATTTTACTGAATTGCCAAAAGCAGCTCTGCTAAAGTCTGGCGTCGAATCAAGCGTATTAACTTGCATGGCGGCACCCCACCAATTAACGTATCCAATCGTGCCAAAACATTTTGGATATTCCCACGCAATAACGCTAGGAGACCACACGTCAATTCTTGGTGTGCCCGAAGAACCAAACATTGAATTTGGCCAATATGGCGTATTAAAATCTTCATAATATGCTCTATAAAAAAGACCAGCAGGTAAGTCAAAAACAAAACCTTTAACGCCAGATTTTTCTCGAGTTGTGTTAGACCTCAAAGAACCAGAAAAAACGGCAAGACCACCTTCAAGTATTGTTGAACCACTGATGCTTCCATAAACGGGAGGATTTAACGTACTATATAGACCTACGCCAAATCCTAAATCAAGATGTTCAAAAATCCAACCAGCAGAAAATTTATTTGCGCACAAATACGTGTAATCACCATGTGAATATTGAACACCAGAACCAGTGTAAATCATAGATTTTCCAAAATAGAAGAAATCATATGAATTATCACTGCCAACGTCATTTAAAATTGCTAAATTATTCTCGTCAAACAAACAATGCCCAGAAACACCAAAATTTCTAACATCAGATCTTAACAACAAAGGCATCAAATTGTTACGATTTGTTTGATGTAATCCTCCAGGATTGTTACTACGAGGCCACAAGTAGACACTACTTGTTACGTCCCAATATGAAGATGATGATAGGCCAGTCCAAGGATTTCCTCCGTTAGACATTTGTCCCACAGCGATTCCTAACCCACCTTCAGTGGGATTGTTTTGACCCCATAACGTTAGATTTGAACCAGAATACGCATTTGCTGGTGATCCAAAATGAAACAACCCGACGTAAAATGGAATTGATGCTGATGCAAATTTCCATACTGAGAATGCATTTGTATTTACTGAATACCAAACAGTCCATTCAGTGCCTGCAATAAACTGTTGATCAGGAAATTTACCAAATATTCCATCGCCAAATGACGTTCCCGAAATTAACGGTATGAGATTTGTAAGTGGGTATGTTACTCCATTGTCATACGATAATGAAAATCTAGCAACTGAAAATCCAACGCCAGAATGATCTGAAGGAAATCCAGTCGTAGTTATTCTTATTTTGTAAAATCGATATGCATCAATAGTTTGTGTACCTGAAATAACAAAATTTGTTGGCGTGTTTATAGAAAACAACCAATTTGAAAAACTTTCAGTAGACAACACACTACCAGTGACAAATTGGACGCCTGCAGAAGAACCACTTGTCAATGCATCAGTTATATGTTTGTAAACAAGGTACGACCCACTACTCGGCCCACGAGCAACATTAAAATTGTCTCGTGGGTCTGGTAGAATCTTGTAATTTACTTTTCCTTTAAGCACTACAATTTCTCATAGAATTTGGCTTGCTAAAGTCGCAAGTTGTGAGCGCTCCCCTTTCACTAACGTGACGTGCCCTGCTATGGCATAATCCTTGAATTTTTCTACAGCATACGTCAAACCATTTGTGAAAACATCAACATGTGTGTTATCAATTTGCTCGATATCTCCAGTCAAAATGATCTTTGTATTGTCACCGACTCTAGTAATAATCGTCTTCAATTCGTGTATTGACAAGTTTTGTGCTTCATCAATGATGATAAAAGAATTTGGAATTGAACGACCACGCATATAGGTGACAGCTTCAATTTCAATAATACCCTTTTCAAACAACATGTCAATGTAAGGATCACTTTTGAAAGTCTTTGTACCTTCATTATCCTTCGACACTTTTTGAAACTTCTTGCCTGCACTCTTGAACAAGTAACCAAGATTATCTCGTATCGGAGCAATCCATGGTTCCATTTTCTCTTCTTTTGTTCCAGGCAAAAATCCGATGTCCTTACCGACAGCTTGAACAGGTCGAGTTATGACAAGTCGATCATATTTCTTCTTTTCAAGAACAAGTTCTAGGCCAGCTGCCACAGATAAAAGCGTCTTGCCACAATTATGACTTACAACACCATTTGTATAATAAGAGTGATCATCATGTCCTATTGATAGATCATATACACGTTGATTTCCTATGTTTTCAATGTTCAAGATTTTGCTATCACCAGAATCTGTTTGAAATTCAGTAGAATCTAACAATTGCATATCATTGACAATTTGATCAATTCTGATCCAATCACCATTAAACAATCTAATCATGTGATCATTTGAACAACGAAGCTTTTTACCGTTTTCAAATGTCACATCATAGCACTTTTTAATTCCCTGATCAAGAAAATTTGTAATTTGTTGATAACCAACTGGTGAATTTGCGTATACAACATTATCTTTCAACAATTTGTCAATTTCAATAATTTTGACATTCATAGAAGGATTGTCATTAACCTTAATTGAAACAATCGTATCTTCTGTCACACAACCAGCTTTGCCTGTAAAAGTTACTAATTTGATGGAATCATCAAAAATCAAGTCCAGCGCAAATTGCTGTTCTTTGTTTCTTGGCGTCAATCCAAAGACAGATGTTTTGTTTTCGATCTTACGAATCGGCACACCAACATCAATATATCGTGCAAGTGCAGACTTGCTTTCTGGTTTGTCTTTTATCACCAAAATTTCATTTGGGTGTAACTCTGGATGATCAGAAAGTAGAGGTGAAAGCGTTACAGGTTTTCCTTCGTAAAAGTTATCAATTTCTTCCGTTGATAACGTGATTCTTGAAACACCACTGTAAAGTTGTTCTTTTTCAGAACAAACACGTAGCTTTTTATAATCTTCACTTTCAACACCCAATGCATCGCATTTCAAACGAACGTTGATATCATTCGAAACAACAACACAAGGAAGATGACATGTGGTTCTGTAGTACGCATACGCAATGATAACATTGTCAATTTTGTACTTTGTTCTTAGCTCAACTGGAAGCTTGGCAAATACGTCTTCTGCTGTCGGAACGATTTTTAGAGTCCCGCCTCCAGGAGTAGCTATTCCCTCATTGAGACTTCCTTGACTACGCATTTGATCTAGTTGTCTACTTACGGTTCTTGCGTTTTGTCCGACCTCATCTTGACGACTTTTGATGTTATCAAGTTCTTCTAAAACAACCATCGGAATTATCAAGTCGTTATCATCAAACGCATGTAATGCATTAGTATCGCTAAGAAGCACGTTAGTATCTAAAACGAATGTTTTTTTCATTTGTTCCTATAGCTTTCACTCTTGGTGAACCACGTCATAACACTTACAATTTGACAGTACGATAAAATCAAACATTGTTCTCTTTGTTGAATGAAAGATTTTATTTCTGAGTTTTCTATACACGTACTAATTTTTCAATATTTTCTATTACATGAGCAATTCTTCTGATAACAAAGTACATCTTTCAGTAATCGATGGCGTAACGTGCTTTGGCATGCAAGAAAAATATAACATTGCATGCCAAAGAGAAAAATGTCAAAATTGGATTTTAAAAACATCAGAAAATAATTGCGCAATTATCTCTGCTAAAAACGGACCCGCAACATTACATGATATCGGTAGTTTGTTTAATTTGACTAGAATGAGAATTTGTCAATTAGAAAAAAAGATCTTCAAAAAGATAATTAATATTGATTAGTTTTACTTTTTAGCTTGTGGTTTTACCACTTGCTTTTTAACTTCTTTTGAGGCTTCGGGTGTTTCAACGACAGGTGTTGAGACTTTCGGAGCTTCAACTGTTTCTGTTGATTCAACGATTTGACTTACAACCTTCTCTTCAACTTTGACTTGTTCAGGTTTGACTTCCAGAACCTTTTCTTCGATGAATTTTTTATCTTCAACTTGAACAACTGATTCTTGTTTTTGATTTTTAAGACGACCTGATGCAGAAACTTGTCTATGATTTTCGTGTGGATTTAGACCGAATTCTGTGATATCAGCTAAGACGCTTCGATTTGATGGCATGAAATCTCCTAGTGTTAAGTATTGTTTAAACGTCAAACCCTAACATTTTCAGTTAGGGTCGACAAGAACTATTATTCTTCTGTTTTCTTTTCTAGCGCACGTTTCTCTTTCATCTTCTCTTTACGAGATTTCCTGATTGATCGATCGCGTTCAAGAGAGTATCTCATCAAGTATGTGATCTTTTTTCTGATCACTCTCATCGTCCTTCTTACTCTGACGCCTGCTGCTATGTTATCATTTGCGTTCTTATGTACATCAAGGTCAATTAATTCAACCAACTTCTTGATCTCAACCCACGTAACCAATAAATCACTTTGCATAAAAGGTATTAAAACACAAGTATGTTATCTGTAAAATCATTGACCAACAATTTTGTCAACAATTCCAAATTTGACACACTCACGTGCATTATAAAATGTGTCAAGTTTTGTTGACATTATTTTTGTCAATGATTGTTTTGACATCTTTGTTTCAACTGCCAACGAATTAACAATTGACTCTTGCAATTGTTGCATCTCATCTGACTTATTTTTAACCTCAAAAACGTTACCATGCATTCCACCAGACATAGAATGAATCATCACTCTGGCGTTTGCTCCAATGAGACGATGACCTTTTTCACCTGCGGCAAGCAATAAAACACCGGCTGACATAATTTTGCCAAGACCAACAGTATGAATGGGACATGGCACATATTTCATGACATCATACAAACTAAACATCTCATCAACAGAACCACCGTATGTACTAACAATCAAAGTGATTGGTAATTTGTCGTTATCATTTGCAAGAGTTAAAATGCCACCAATCACCTGTGTGATTGACACTTCATTCATCTCACCTGAGAGATAAACCATACGATCACGAAAGTGTAGTTGTTGTTCTGGCTGAGGTTCAGCAAGATCATGATCATTGCTAACGTTTGGCTGAGAAACCTTTGTAGAGCGACCCATCAGACTTCCTCCTTGATTAATAAAGCATTTTTATCTTTAAGAAACTCTTTGGTCATGCTTACTATTTCAACCATTTGTTCGTGATCATGCAATTCACAACCCAAAAATTGAATGATCAGAAGTATCTGTTCTTGTGTAACTCCATAATTCATTATTGATTTTACAATTTCACGACACGTAATGATCTTTTTAAGATTTTTGTCAGTTTCAAGCTCACCAAATTGTTCCATGACTTGAACTTACAAACACTGTCAGGCGATTTATAACATCACTTTCCTGACACTCTAATCACTTCCTCAAACGTAAAAGTGTCAACCTTATAAAGAGACTCAGAGATTATTCTGACCATCTTTCCTTGCCTCAAACCATCAATCACGTCACTCGTCAACACCACAAAACTACCCCAAAGTTGATTTTCAATGATCCATGAAACGTTCTCATACGTTGCTAGATCACAATTATGAGCTTCAAGGATAGATTGTAATCGTTCAGGAATTGATTGTTTAACGTCGTCTATCGTCACTAACGAAGACAAGTTTTCTTTTCCTTGCATGATTTCAGAGTGACATATGTCAACTACTTTATGAATGATTCCACAATTGTTGCATTGAACAAATTTCTGTTTTACAATATCAGTTTCTTCATCAATGATTGAAAACACTAAAAATTGGTGAACGGGTGGATCTGAGCTTTTTAAAAATTGAGGCAAAATACATCGACATTTTACGAGATGTTTAAAACCCTTTTCCATTGAATTGATTCCTTTACGTTAAAATACAACATAATTATGAAAGAATAACATTCACGGAGTTCATGATGTCATCACTAAAAAATCAATACAAAAATAAATTGTTAGCTGAAACAAAAAGAGTGAATCTTGTGCTTGAAGCTCTTGACGCAAAACAAGTTCAAAACGTGGCAAACGCAGTTGCCGCTCTTGAGAAATTAATTCCAAGAGAAAAGATGCCAATGATTTATACTGCAGTATCTTCAGCTAAAAACGAACTAGGAAAATCGTTAAGTGGTGGACTCACTACCGCTGTTATACAAAAATTTACACAACCACTTGGAAAGTCAATTGCACTTGCTGATGGACTGAAAGCTGCGTTCAAAATGTTGCCACAACTGATCAAGTCGTTCGTCCCTCAGAACCAACAAAATGTGACAACAAAACCAATACAAGACGTCATAGACCAATCAAAATCAAAACAATTTGCTGAAGCATTTCTTAACGCAGTAAGACCAACTGGTGTTGTTGCAACACTTGGAAAATTGTTTGGAAATGGAGGCATTCCATTTTTGGATAAACCGTTGGATGCTGTTTACGAGATGATGGAAAACATGACAATCGCAGAATTGCAGGCTTTGGCAACGTCTGCAAGCTCAGTACAAACAACGATCAGCCAAGATGTTGCCAAAGAAGTTGAAAACGCTGCTCAACAGCCACAACAAACCCAATCAACTCAGCAACCTCAGCAACAACAAACGCCTCAAAATGTTTCTTCTGAATACGAAAAATTCAAAGGCATCATTCCAAATCTAACACCTGAACAAAAATCAGAACTCACAAAATTACTTACAAACGCTCAACCATTCCAACCAGCAAAAAACTAAACATTCATCACAAACACAGTTGAATCAGTCAACATTTTGCAACAGCAATTTGCAAATTTCACAGATGATAACACTGATTCAACTGTCGTAATCTTAGAAAAATTCTTGTTTAAGAATTGTGTGTCATCAACATTGATGCACCCAAACCTAATAATTGATTTTAAGATTCTTAAGCAAGTGTCAAACTTTTCTGAAAACATGACATAGTTTTCATCTTTTGGAATTTTGACTCGAACACAATTTGGCGTCAACGATTTAATTCTTTCATCAATTGATGACGCAAGTTGATCAACTGAAGCTTCGTATCTTTTTTCAACCAACGATTTTACTTGAATTTCTGCTGATTTAATCGCTGAATTATTCACAATCGTCAAAATTTTTCCTTGACACTCAACATAAGGAACAATTTTTATTTCATCATACTTGATTGCTGAAATTAGTTGACCTTTCATTGAAGAAATGACGTCAGAACATGACGTAATTGCAATATCATTGATTTCATTGATTCCATCAAAATCATATTTCACAACAACTGGAATCACAGACAACGTTTGTCGATGAAAATTGACTTTTAGTGTGTTTACAACGTCTGGATGAAATCCTCTTGCAACAATCACCAAAGTGTCTTTCATTTCCATTGAACGTTGCAAGACATTGTGAATTTCGCCAACTGACTCAATGTTTCCATCGATGATTAAAACTCTTACGTCTTTTTTTTGCAATGAAACTTGAAACGGAAATTCTACTCGAAAATTAAATCCGTTAGTTAGTTCAACGACAGTGTTATCATTTGGCGATGATTCAAAGACGACTTTACCTTCAATTCCAGAAATTTGTAGAACATCCTTGAACAGAGATAACATAAAATCGTTATTGACAAATTCTTTTAGTATGTTCAATGTTTGTTCAAATGTCGGTCGATACGACTTTGACCATGCATCATCTAACGATTTTTCATCAATAAACTTATTGTTTTCAAGCGATTCTAAGATTAAACGGACAGTGGGAACGAACGACCCTGGCCCTGCACGCTCTGCCTTTTGACAGTGATCAATGATGATATCATAAATCAAACGTTCAGTTTTGTCTTTCCAGGGAATGTTCGATAGTGATAAAATTTTTGTGATGAAATTCAATTTGTCATCTTTTAACAAAAGACTAGATTCACAAACATTACGATCAACATTTCGTAACATATTTGTGACATTTTTAACTTTTTCATTGATTTCATCACAAAAAATCACATCTTGATAGACCATATGTGTAACATATTAATCACATGCAACAATGTTCATTTTATGACAATGTGTTGAATGATAAACTCAAACATTTGTTTCAATAACAACAACCCAATCGCAGGCAGAATCCATACAAAAAACTTTTGAATGTTCCCTTTCCAATCTTTGATTTTTGTTACTTCTAAAAGGTTTTCATCATATTTTTTGACTTTTTCATCAACTGATTTTTTCCATTCAGTCAATGACTTAACAACAATCACATTTTGATTATTTTCTTTTGATTTTTCATCAACTGATTTTTTCCACAGTGTTAGTTCAGAAACATCTTGATTCACAGTTTTAATTCTAGAATATAACCCTTCATCAGGATCGAAAATTGTTTTATTCAAATCGCTGACTTGTTCAAGTGTTTGTTGTTGAACTTTTTCAATGCCTTCTAGTTTTAGAGTCAAAGTCTCAAATCCTCCATTGAAAACAGGATTATTTAACTTTTCCTGAACATTCATCAACGTTGCAACGACTTCACTCTGAACCGTAGAGGATGATTTGTCATTGCTTGCTGAATACGTGGGTTTTTTATTGTACACTTTCATCCTCGACCTCGACCTGATAATCTTACGTATGGATAACACAGTGTAATACATTATCGTTGTTGATTTTTGTTAACAAAAGTTCAAAATCAAATGAATTCGAACTTTCACTTCAAGTGACACAAGAAAAATCTTGCACTCAGATGAGTGAAACTACATCAAACACCCAAAGATTTTTCTTGCAGCGACTGGAAGTACCTAGAACAATGACTTGATGTGGTCCTCTGGCGATGCTTGACAAACAGTTATGGCCATAATTCATTATGAATTTATTATTTGCAACCTATGCACTTTTAATTTTACGGTTGCACATTGAGATCTTAGATTAAGATCAGAGATCTAGATCAGATACTA